CTTCCACCCGGTCAGCGATCTGCTGGCGCGTAACAACCTGTTCAACTCGCCCGGCTCGTTCTGTCTCTACGCCGGGTCGACGCCGAACTCGGGCAAGCCGTACCCGGTGGCGACGGACATGCGCTACATCGACAACCTGTGGGGTCGAAAGTATGATCCCGGCCCCAAGCCCGGCCAGTCTGGTCCGAGGTGCGGCCAGTTCGGGCCGGTGAGTCCGGGTACGTGGCAGTCGGGCGGGTCGTCCGTATGGACGGGCAACCGCTGGCAGGACGGCAGCGGGCCGGTGAACCCATGACCGACCCACTCGACGAAGCCGAGCCCGAAGGCATGAGCCTCGTCGTGCCGTTCATCGCCTGCGTGTCACACGGCGGCCAGTACGACGACGACGCGTTCGTGGCGGGCTTCCAATGCGGCGAGATCGACAAGGCACTCGCCACGCTCGCCGCGACGGCGGGAAGTCTGTCGACGCGGATCTCGGCCCGCTGGACCGTGCGGACAGCACTACTGCCGCAGCTTGAGTTGCTGGCCATGAACCGCGGCTTCATGCACATCGAGGCCGAGGAGATCGGCGAGACCGAGGATCACGACGCGATGCCGGAGTGGTCCGTCGTCACGTTCTCGACGGAAGGGCCGGTGAACCCGTGACGAGCATCGGCACGCGGACGCTCTGGCTGCGGGATGGCTCGATCGTCACCCCGGACCACCTGTGCCCGGACCTGCTGCGCTTCTCGCAGATCGGTCCGGCGGACAACGCACGAGGCCGCGTCGTGCGCGCCTTCTTCTGGCTGATGCGCATCTGGCCAGTGAAGCGGTAGCCTAAACTACGGCTACGACCAACTGGTGCTCTATCCCGATCGCGCCCCTCAGCCTCGGCTGGGGGGCGTTGTCGTATGTCTGGGGGTATGGTGAGCGCGCACGCGGGATATGTCGATGCAGTGTCCGGACGACGCGGCTTACACACTCCGCATCCCGCGCGCCTAACTTCATTGCAGGACTTTGGGCCTGCTTCAAGGCAAAAAAGGGGCACCACCCGCCTGTTGGTCGGGTGGTGCCCCTCTCCTTTGTACCGAGCGGCCAACAGGACCGCTAGGCCCGCTGGCTTTACCTCACTGCGCTACCGCCGGGGAAACCGGCGCCACCCCTGCGACCTCGAGCATCCTGTTCGCCTCGACGTCGGTGTTCGGAGCCCTCGGCGTGCGCCGCTTGGTCGGGGTCGTCTTCCGGGAGGTCTGCTTGCGGGTCACTGCCGACTTCCGACCAGCCTGCACGCGCACCGGGTCCTTGGGCCGGGTACGAGCCCTGACCGCTGACGTCACGAACTCCGAAAGGAGGTAGGCGACGACGGTCCACAGGTTCGCAAACTTCGCTCCGAGTGTCCCGCCGGCGATGAAGTTCGCCGTACCGGACACCGCGACGGCGAGGATCAGGACGATCAGGCTAGTCCAGAAGCCGCGCCGTGCCAGGTCAGGAATGTGCAGAGCGATGTTGCACGTGATGGCTAGCAGGTCGACGGTCAGCGGCACCGCGTACGAGGCCACGTCGTCAACGCCCCACGACTTCAGCAACGCGCGCTGGTGGCCGTAGGACACCGCCGCCGCGACGACCATGATGAGCGTCGTCGAGAAGCGGGTTCGCTGGAACGCAGTGAGACTGCGTAGGTACTGGAACATCGTGGGTCTCCCTCCCACTGGCACCCCTCGGATGGGGGTGCGGGGTGCGAGCGCCGGGTGTGAGCCCGTCTGGGGAGATGCCTGCTCGCTGCCGCGGTGACTTCACGCGGCGTAAGTCTTAGGTGCCGGGATCCGCTCCCGGCCGGCGGCGTCTGAGGCTGGCGACTGCTCCCGCGTTGGGATCTAGCTCTCTTCCTGGCTGTCCGTCTGCCTCGCCTCGGACTTGCTGCATGGCCGTCGCCTGCTGGACCTTGCGCTGTATTCGTCCGCGCTCGCTTCGACTGGCCTCTGTTTACGTCACTAGCCTCTGACGTCGTGCCCGCCCGGGGCTCGCACCCGGGCGCCTGCTGGTCGGGCGAACCTTATGAGTTGATAAAGCAGATTTGCTGCCATGTCCAGCCGCTTTCGAGGAGGATGCATAGCGCTTCCTCAGCATCCGAAACAGGGATCGGCTCTTTGCGTTTCCATGCTTCACGCTCAAGGGCTTTCAGGACCATCCGCTCACCGGCAAAGGTCTGATGCATCACTGCAATTGCCTTGCCGACTTCATCAATGCCCGTCATGTCGGTCTTCCTTCCGACGCTCCGCCGGGATGGCGGGGTGAGTGGACCTGGGTGGATTCGGACCACCCGCGGTGGACTTACGCCTCGGCGTTCGTTCAGGCTGCCTGGCCGTGCGTGCCTTGCGGTCCTTGGCCCTGGGCGCCGATCGCGCGCTGTGCGCTGCGTACTCGTCGCTCCTGGGCTGGTGCCGGTGTCTCACCGGCTGGTTGGCCCGACTGTGTGCGTCGGATTCTCTGGTCGTCGGTCTGGTTCACGGCCTCGGGTCGACTGCTTGCGCTGACCTGCACCCTGGGCGGTGGTCCGATCTCCTGTTGTTCTACCTTCACTCTACCACTATCAACGGTACTAGCGCAAGTACCGGCATCATACCTTCGGTCAGAGTTCGCCAACGTTCGTACATTCGCGGGCACTAACGCCGGTGCTAGCCTTGACACATGACCGACCTCGACACCCTCGGCCGTCGCCACCGCAAGTTGGTCGCCGACCTGGCCGAACTTCGCGAGCAACTCGCCGACGCCATGCGTACCGATCGTGAGGCCGGCGCAACCTATGTCGACCTGATGAACCGGTCCGGCTATACCAGCATCGAGACCGTCCGGCAGATCGTGAAGCCCGGCGCCCGCGAGACGGTCAACGCCGGCCGGCGGCGTACGGATTAGCCGATCATCCGACGCCACAACTTGCACGTGTCAGACACGCTAGGTTGTGTGACCAGACGCCGCATCGTCATCCTCGCCACCATCGCAGCCGTCCTCGCCGTCAGTGCGATCAGCACCATCGCCGCCGCCAGCAAAGACGAACCCGTCCAGCAGTTGGGTACAGCGCCGTTCGACCAGGCAGCGTTCAACACGTGGTGGAACGACCCGGGCATCCTGCCCATCACCCGCCAGCACGTCACGGCCGTCGATTGGAACTCGGGAATTCTGGTGGCGCACACCAGCCTGTTCGCGGATGGCGACGCGGTCGAGCCGGCGTTAAAGATCTGCCAAGCCCTCGCCGCCTACTCCGCCGACAAGCCCGACTTCTACCCGGTGCAGGTGATGGACCGCGGCGATCTGATCCTGACATCGCGGCACACCCGGGCCGACACATGCCAGTGGCGTAGATAGGTTCAGGCTGGGGCTCTCCGATTTGGCAGGAACCTGCCAGGCTTATGTTGTTGAACCTGGCAGGTCCTGTCAGGCTGATTTACGCCGCGTTTGCGGTGCCGCCGAGCTGGCTACCATCCAGCTCGGCGGTTCCCATGACGGGTAGGAAACGGATCGCCGCCGCGTGCCGGCGTTGGGCCACCTTGAGGTAGCCCATGGTTGTTGCCACTGACGCGTGGCCCATCAGCTGGCTCACAACCTCGAGGCCGACGCCTTGATCACACAGAGTCGTTGCGAACCAGTGCCGGAATTTGTGCCAGTGAATATCTGGCAGGCCGATACGCTGCCAGTGCCTGCCCTGTGCTCGAGTCAACCAACCAGCCGTGACAGGGGATCCCTCGTTGTCGCGGATTATCGGGCCTTGCGGGAGTGTCTGAACATAGGCCCACACAACCGGGTGGGTAGGGATGAACCGACTTTTGCCGCCTTTGCCGTTGCGGACGTGCACGGAGTCTTCGGTCACGTCCGACCGGAGCAGGCGTGCGGCTTCGCCGCAACGCAGCCCTTCGTAGGCGCAGAGGATGATCGCGGCCCGCCACGGGTCGTCCGGCGAGTTATCGAGCGCCGCGGTCAGTTCACCGTCGGTGACGGGGTGGGGTGTGGAGTCGCCCGGCTTGGGTCTGGCCACCGTTGTCATCGGATTGAAGTCGATCTTCCCAACGTCGAGCATCGTGCTGTAGTAACTGTTCAGATGCGAGAAGTAGGTTGATCGGGTCCAGGGTTTACGGCAGGCGGCGAGGATGGCGGAGATCTCGTCGCCGCAGGCCCCGTTCAGGCCTTCGGGTAGGTCACGGTCGATGCGGCGTAGTGCCCGGCAGCGGGCTCCGATGGTTTCTGTGCTACGTCCGGCGGCTCGTAGCCGTTCGGTGTAGGCGTCGAGAAGGTCTGTCATCTTCGGCATGCTGCTCCTTTCACGCTCTGCGCGTAAGCCCGTACGGGCTGTAGGTCTGACGTTCGGCGACACGGCTAGTCCTTGTCGACCCGTCGGGTTTGATTGATCCGGACGGATGCCCGATAGGCCGGCCGTCACCTGGCCGTGTAGAGATTCTTCGATTCATGGGACGACGTGACACGATCTTCGTCGGGAGAAATGTCTCGGTAACCCCTGATCTTCGACGCAGCCTCGACCCGGCCAGAAGCCAGCCGAAGTCACAACCGGTTCGCTCAGAGATCGTCGACGCGATCTCCACAACATCACGTGGAGCTCGGCCATCGCGCTCCCACCTGCGCCAACTCTCAACGGGAAGCCCGCATGCGTCCGCGGCTTCCTTGAGATTGCCCCAAGCCATGCGCTGCCGGATCAGAGCCAGACGGGCGCCGAACGTGGAGTCGTCGGCCACCCAGCCTGTCCGGTGCTCGCCAACCGAAGTGGTCATAACCGTCAGCGTACGTGTTTATGCCGGATGCGCAAGGGGACACGTCAAAAGTGGTGCTTGACACCGGGCGACTAGGGAGTTTACGGTCTGGTGCATGACATCGCGTACGGCGCTTCTCACCACCAATGAGGTGGCTGATGAGTGCAAGGTAACCGCTGAAACTGTGCGGGTGTGGGTGCGAGATGGCCGACTCGCCGCGATCACCCTGCCGGGTGGATCCAAGCGGTTCCGCCGCGAAGACGTCGACAGGCTGCTCACCCCGACCGAGCCCACCACGGCTGGTGCGGCGTGATCACCGCCGGTGGTCCCGGACCAACAGGCCCCCCCGGCCCGACACATCCCACCGGACCCGCCGGCCCAGGACCGTCCGGCCCCGCCACTCCACGTCCGCCGTCACCGCCGAGCGGCCCGCCACGCGGCAGCCACAACGCGCCGCGTCCGGCGAAGGCGTTCTGGCTCGGCCAGACGACGTACGGAGACATTGTTCGCCGCCGTCGCTACGCCCGGTCCTTCAACGGCTGGAAGGCAGCGATGGCCGACTTGATCGAAGCCACCATGCCGGTCCGGGTGTTCCGCGATCTTGGCAGGCAATGCGGCGAATACCGACGTGAGGCGATCCAATGACCAACCCCAACCCGCCACCGTCGGCGGTGACCCGGTGAACATCCACGGCAGCGGCTGCCCAATCTGCGGCGACAACAACGCCGACCAACTGGCGCATGTGATGGCCGACCACTCGTGGCATGAGCGGTGGCGGCTGTACTGGCAGACCCGCCAACACATGCGCGAGTTGCTGATCAGCCGCAAGGACAAGTCGGCAGGTGCGCGGTGAGCGCCGACGTTCAGCACGAACTGACCCACGCCGACTACGTCGACCAGGTCGACCAGCTCCGCGCAGCATTCGCGATCGTCGCCGATTTGGAGGTGGCCGAGATGCGTGCCCACCACGACAAGCTCCGAGCCCTCGGGCCGCTGGATCCGGTCGCATGGGCCAAGCACGGCAAGCGCATTCAGGAGGAGCTGTACCTGATCGCGCTCGCTGAGGACGTGGTTGCGGTGATGGCTCGCCTCGGTTCCCCACCTGATCTCGCGTCGGCGCCCCCCGCCTGACGCGTCGGGGCCGGCTCCCGGTGTGGGGATCGGAGCCGGCCCACCAAATCTCCCCGCACCGGATCTGCGACGACGAGGTAGCGGGTGAACGCGGAGTCCGGCCCTTGCTTCCCCGGGGGGCCGGGCACCGCACCGAAGAAGAAGGCCCCGGATGAGACCCGGGGCCGCGGACACCGAATCGAAGGAGGGAACCGATGTCCACACCGAGTATCGCAGACTACTTCGAGACCTGCGAACCGGCCTACCCGTGGGGCGAGCGGTACCAGCTGCACGCCGCCGCCGCAGCCGCCTACAGCCATGTGCTGCAGGGCAGCCGGGCCGAGGTTGAGGCCGTCCTGAAGGGACTCACCCCGCAGCAGCGCGAGCAGGTCAAGACTGCGGCGGCTGTTCTCGCCGCACTCGCGGGAGAGGTGTCGTCATGAGGTATCGACTGCCCGAGGTGCTCGGCGGGGGCGAGTACAACGGAACCCCGACGTCGTTCGCCGGCACCGAGTACCGATGCTTCGACGTGGACGGCGTGAACTTCTACGTCCGACTCGCCGACCTCACGGAAGCTAAGCCACCGCTACCGCCGGAGCCGCCGGTCCGTTCCGTCGTCCTCGCCGAAGCACCGTTCGCCACCCCGGTCGTGTTCTTCCGTTATCCGAACGGGTGGGCTGAGCCGGCCGGGTCGACGTACTACGACTGGGCCAAGGTCTGCTCGTACGGCACCCCGGTCCGTTACGTGCCGGACCCGTTCGCCGAGCCGGTCACGTTGCCGTGGATGGGCATCAGCGACACTTCCGACGAGATCTTCGTCAACAGACACCTCGGCGCTGTCGCCAAATTGGTGTGGGTGGCGGTAGACGGCACTGAGCGGGCGGTCAAGGCGGACGTGGCCAAGGCGATGGCACGCGCACTGTGGGCGGCTGCCGATGAGGTGGCGTCATGACCCACACCCACGAAGCCCCCGCCAGCGTCCACTCATCCACCGAACCGCAAACGTTCGTCTCCGTGGCTGTGCGCCGCGCCTGGACCGGCGACATGGGCTGCGCCGAACAGTGGCTGAGGTACCTCGACGGCGACGACCTGCGTCACGCCTGCACAGTGCTGCGAAGGGTGGCCGTTTTGGCTGAGGCCATCCGGTTCGAAGGCCTGGCGCAGCGGGTGGTCGCGAGTCAGGGCTACATGGTCACCGGTCCGGCCGGCTCCGCCCACGGCGCGCCTGATTGGAGAGACGAATGACCGGGTTCGATGAGACGCCGCCGCCGTCGTGGCAGGAGATCGCCGAAGGGTTGGCCAACCAACTTCAAGAACTGCGGGAGGAATTGGCAACGGCGCGCACGTTGGCGAACGCGACGATCAACGAGTGGCGTCCGGTCATCACTGCAGCCAAGGCATGGCGGGCGCAGTTCAGCAACTCAGCCGACACGAAGCTGCCGCGAATGTGGGCACTCATCGAAGCCGTCGACAACCTCACGGCGGATGGCGGTGCCTCATGACCCCCACCCCGTCTGCCCGTCTCACCGCCCGTCAGGTGCAGGTTTTGCGCATCCTCAACACACCCGCCGGGGTGTATGTGCGCGAGTCGCCGCTGCTGGATGCGGTGGCGTACGCCGAACGGATGAGGAGGCGGCGGTGACCCCGTACTACGCCGACGACTCGGTGACGCTGTACCACGGCGGCGCCCTGGATGTCCTGTGCGCGATGCCGAACGGCTCCGTCGACTGCTGCGTTACATCGCCGCCGTACTACGGGCTACGGGACTACAGCGTGCCGGGACAACTCGGGCTTGAGCCCATGCCGGCCACGTACGTCTCGCGCATACGGGCTGTGTTCACCGAGGTCCGTCGTGTGCTGGCCAACGACGGGACCCTGTGGCTCAATCTGGGTGACTCGTATGTCACCAACGGCTCGGGTAGCCGCACCCACCCCGGCTACCTGGGTGGCCGGCCAAACGCCGTCACCACGCCGCAAGGCTTCGGCGCCAAGCCGGGTGTGCCGAAAAACCTGCTCGGCATTCCGTGGCGGGTGGCGTTCGCGCTTCAAGACGACGGTTGGATCTTGCGCAACGCAGTGGTGTGGGACAAGCCGAACGCTATGCCCGAGTCGGTCACGGACAGGCTGGCAACGACGTACGAGCTCGTCTTCCTGTTCGCGAAGTCACCTCGGTACCACTTCGACCTTGACGCCATCCGCGAACCGCTCCTGTATCCCGATGCCCTCGACGGGACTCGCGTCTTCGGTGGCAAGTCCAATGGCGCTGGGGGGGTCGGAGCGACGGCCCGGCGGCGTGGAGCTCACCGCAGCGTCTACGGCGCAACCGGAATGCCGGAGCAGACCAACATGGGACCGACCGGCTCGCGGCACACCCACACCAGCGAGAAGGGCCGCAACCCCGGCGACGTGTGGACTATCCCCACCCAACCGTTCCCCGAGGCGCACTTCGCCGTCATGGCGCCAGAGCTGGCACGTCGTCTCGTCGTGACCGGTTGCAAACCAGGCGGCACGGTGCTGGACCCGTTCTGCGGCGTCGGTACGACCGGCATGGTCGCCGGGCAGAACGGGCGCCGGTTCGTCGGCATCGACATCTCGTCCGAAACGCTGGACCTGGCTCTACGGACGCGCCTGGCGCAGGGCCCGCTGATTGAGGAGTCAGCGTCATGACCGACTTCGAGTTCGCCGCGTCCGTCGCCGTCACCGTGCTGCTGGCGTTCTCCTGCACCCTGTACCTGATCGACCGGTGGGACCAGCGCAGATCGGCGCGTCAGGCCGTCGTGCTCGCCGACCAGATCGAGGCTGAGCGGGCGTGTGCACTCGCAGACCCGACCGGCATAGACGACGTGGTGGCCGAGCTGATGGCCAAGCGGGAGCTGGAACCGGCTGAGCCCATCGTCGGCGACACGTTGGTTCTCGTCGGCCCCGGCTTCGTGCATATGCGTTGTCGTAACGCACGCAGAGACGCCGGCACACCATGCCCGGAATGCGCTCGGATTTTGGCGGTGAAGCGATGACGGACACCGCGATCGACGTCAAGGTGGCCACCCGGCGGGTCACCGTCACCTTCATGGATGACCGCGAGGAGACCTTCGTCGGGGTAACGAGCACACACATCGAGGATGGCGTGCTTCGGCTGTTCGGGTACCGCGAAGAGTTCGGCTATCCGGACGCCATCTACCGAATGTGGGCGCTGCCGCTGGTCGGGATCCGCATGTGGACAAGGGAGCTTAAATGACCACCTTTCATCTCGGAGACCTGCTGTCGGTCACGACTGGCAAGCTCGTCTCACCGTCGCACATTGCCGACGTTCACCGGCTCCTCGACCACATGACCGGCGACGAACTGTTCACCCACCAGTTGCCCCGTGCTTTCGACGAATGCCGGCCGGCGCTGCTCGCTCAGTACCCGTTCCTCGCCGAGATCGAAGCGCCTGAGTTCCGCGACGAAGAACACGTCTGGCACTGGCTGGCTGAGCAGGTTCAGGCGCACGGCGCCGAGTTCGAGGTGCAACCGCTTGACCCGGCGGACCACACCTACATCAGCCCATTCGCAGAAATCCGGATAATGGCGCCGCACATGACGGTGATCCCGGTCGTCTTGGACGGAGAGCCGTCATGATCACCAAAGGGGAACGGGCCGAACTGCGGTCGCTGATACGCCAACGATTCAAAGTGCTACGGGCCGACGTGCTGCAACGCGAGTCCGAGCTGTTCGCCGAACTCGAAGACCGCATGAACGAGCGGTACGCCGACGACGACAAAGCCTGGGGCGACGTGGCGTTCATCATCGGCGAGGCGTCACGTGAGGCGAACCGTAAGGCCAACGACGCCGTCCGTGGCCTGGTCGGTCGGGATGGTTGGCCCGATGAGCATTCGCTGATCCGGGCGGCTGACATCACCTCGATACGGCGCACCGTTGCCACGCCGGCACCTGACCGTGCCCAGTTGCGTCGGCAAGGACAGGCTCACATCACAGCCACGATCAAGGGCGCCCAGTTGTCGCTTGACCGGCAAGAGGTCGACCTCCTGACCCGTCTCGCAAGCGGAGCACTGGAGTCCGACGAGGCCCGAGCATTCCTCGGCGAGATCCCCACCGTATCCGCCTTGGTGCCAGCGGATCGGCTCCTCGAGCTGGAGCGCTCACTCAGGGACATGCCATGACCGCCCTACTGTCCCAACTCTGGTTCGCCACCGTGTACGTGGCCGTCGTCGTCACCGTCGTCCTGGTACGGAACAACCGCCGACGCGGCGAGGCGTATGCGGACGACGAAGGGTACGTCGGCAGGCACCGGCCCGGCTGTGCCGTGCCCGACTACGAGCCGTTCGACTGGCAGGCCGACTTCGAGCACCGCATCGCCGCCATCCTCGCCGAAAAGAAGGCTGCCAAGGCTGCGCTCAAGGAACCGACACAAGAACTGCTCGTAGCGCCCGTCGACTCCAAGGTCGGCCCGTACGTCCACCACGGGGGCAGCGCCGGGTACGTCCACCTGCGCGACGCCGAGATGGACGCCGCCGCCGACTGGGCCGCCCTACTTGCCGAGAAAGGTTTGCGCCACCCGTGGCCCACACCGGCCGACGTGGACGTGTGGGAAGAGGAACTGATCGGAGTGGCGACGTGACAACCAACGTCGAGCAGGAAATGGCAGCCGTCCGGGGCGGCCGTTGGCTCCGCCGCCGACGAGTTGACCAGTGCCTGCTGCGGGGCGGGGACTGGTTCGCGCTTGACCTGATGCGCTGCACCGGCCTGGGATCCGGTGCGGTCTACGTCCGACTGGCGCAACTTGAGGCGGCCGGATTCGTCACGTCGATGTTGTGCGCGGATGGCCGACGCCAGTACGTCATGGTCGACGAGACCCTGATCCGGCACTGCAAGCAGCGGTTCCATGCGGCGATGCAGCGCAACGACGAGGCGGTGTCCTGATGGCCATCATCCACATCGCCGACCGGGCCGTACCCCCGCCCACCCCGTGCCCGCAGTGCGGCGGCAGCCGCGTCGCTCCCATGACGTGGCTGGGCGGATCCGCCAGCAACTGGCGACACAACCCATGCCCCGAATGCCGCTGCGAAATCTGCGGCCGGGCAACTGATACGCCGCCGGTGTGTGCGCGGTGCGACATCGCCGACGACGCCGCCGCGGTACGGAGGGCGGACGTATGAGCCGCCGCTACATCATCGCCCAACGCCGGGCCATCCTCTGCGGCACCACTGCTCAGCAGCGCGCCGAACAGGAACAGCACCGGCGGCTACGAGCCGAAGCATTGGAACGAGACCGGCGGCTGGCTGCAGCAATCAGGAAGGCGTCGCAATGATCGGCACCACCAGTATTGAGCTGACCAAGCAGCAAGCCGAAGCCGGCGCCAAAATCAAGGCATGGTTCGTTGACGGCGACCAGGTCTTCCGCCTATTCGGCTACGCCGGCACCGGCAAAACATCCACCGCTCGGTACCTAATCGACCAGCTCGGCGTGAACGATGTCCAGTTCGCCGCCTACACCGGCAAAGCCGCCTACGTCCTGCGCACCAAGGGCTGTGCCGCCGCGTCCACCATTCACAGCCTCGTCTACCTGCCATCGGAGAAAGCCCGAGCCCGGCTCGCCGAACTCACCGAAAAGCTCGACAACGAAACCAGCGACGCAAAGCGTGCCATCCTTACGCGCCAGATCGACGCCGAGAAACGCAAGCTCGAATCCCCGAACTGGATACTGCGCGAACCCGAAGACACCATACTCCACGGCGCCGACCTGCTCGTCATCGACGAGGTATCGATGGTTGGCGAACGAGTTGCCCTGGACCTGCTCTCGTTCGGTGTCAAAACACTAGTGCTGGGCGACCCGGCACAACTCCCGCCCGTCGACGGCGGCGGATGGTTCATCGACGCCCAACCCGACCACCTGCTCACCGAGATTCACCGGTCCGCGCTCGATTCACCCGTCACCCGCATAGCCACTACCGTGCGAGGCGCCCAGGTGGGCGAACGCGACTACGGCATCACGGGCCTCGACGGCGACTCAGGCCGGATCGACCGGATCCGCATCGGTGACCTCCTCGAATACGACCAGGTGCTGTGCGGCACCAACAAAACCCGCTGGCAAGCCATCCACCTACTCCGCGCGCTGCGCGGCCTGAGTAGCAACATGCCCATGGTTGGCGACCGCATCATGGTTCTCGCCAACTCCGGCAGCGCCGAGGTGTTCAACGGCCAACAGTTCGCCGTACGCGAAGCCAACGACGTGGCCGGCAAAGAGGATCGGATCCGGCTCGAGGTTACCGACGACGAGGGCCACGACCGCGAACTCACCTGCTGGCGAGCCGGCTTCACCGGAATGGAGGGTGAGCGGCAGGCCAAGCGCGACGGTCGCGGCTCCATCGCCGCCGCCACATTCGGACAAGCCATCACCGTCCACAAAGCACAAGGTTCACAGTGGGAACGGGTCCTGGTCGTCGACGAGTCCAACGTGTTCGCCAACATCGAGTCCAAGACCGAATTTCAGGCCCGCCGCAGAATGGGCCTACCCGACGACGGACACTCCCGCGCAGCCGGCCATCGCGCAGGACAACGCTGGCTCTACACCGCGGCAACCAGGGCGGCCGAGCAAATCATCATCGTGCCTCGGCTCAACGGATCGATCACCCCATGAAGCGATACCGAAAGCGGTTCGTCATCGTGCACCGGTCGCGAACGCAGCTCATCGAGCCAGGAATCCATTGGGCGCATAACGCCCCAGGCGGTCGCTTGTTGCTGAAGACGCAGATCTCATGGCGCACCATTTCTGGCATCATCCTGCGGGCCGGATCGCTGGTCGTATGGCTTTACTTCCGGAGGAGGCCCACGCTGTGATCACTGATCCGGACGCCCCACTATCGACCGTCGCCGTCATGCGTGACGTGCTCGCCGACCTCGACGCGGACCGGCCGCGTAGCCAACAAACCTCCCTCGGACCGTCCGAGCTCGGGACCCCGTGCCAGCGTCAGATCGCGATGAAGCTGGCCGGCGTACCCCGTCAGCCGGACAAACGTCCACCATGGGCGCCGATGCAAGGCACCGCCATGCACGTACTGATGGAGGAGGCCTGCCGCTTCCACAATACGCAGCTGGGTCGTGAGCGGTGGATCGTCGAGCAGAAACTACAGATCGACTTCGACGGCGACATCACCGGCCACGGCGACGCCTACGACACCGACGACAGCATGGTCGTGGACTGGAAGTACGTAGGCTCCACCACGCTGCGAAAAGTCAAGCGCAAGACGATCCCCATCGCCGAGCTCGTGAAGGTCGACTACCGGGTGCAGGGCCACCTGTACGGCTACGGACATTGGCGTGCCGGCCGTGACGTCCAATGGGTCCGGCTCGTCTTCCTGGCCCGCTCACACGACTACGACGAGTCCGCCGAATGGACTGAACGCTGGGACATGGACATCGCAGTCAACGCGATCGTCCGCTATTACGCGACCCGCGACCTCGTAAACGCCCTACCGCTAGTAGATCAGCCCAGCTTATGGGGCGCCGTGCCGGCCGCACCGTCTGACGAGACATGCGGCTGGTGCCCCTTCCGACGCACAGGCGGGGCAGCTGACGGCACCGGCTGCCCCGGCAACACCGCAGCAAAGATTGAAAAGCAAACCGCAGGCATCCTCGCCTGAACCCGAAAAGGAGCACAGCATGACCCAAGACGCCAACGACCTGCTCATGTCCGGTGGAATCCTCGGCTACAAATGGGTCGCCATCGGCGATACCGTGATCGGCACCATCGTCGAGGAACCCAAAGTCGCACAATCCACCGACACCAAAACGGGCGAAGCGCAGTTCTGGCCCTCCGGTGACCCCAAAATGAACATCGTCGTCATCCTGCAAACCGACTTACGCGACCCGGCCGACTCCACCGACGACGGCAAGCGGCGTCTCTACATCTCTTCCCGCATGATGCCCGCAGTCCGCGACGCAGTGAAACGTGCCGGCGCCAAAGGCATCGCCGTCGGTGGTCGTATCGCCGCACGGTGGGTCAGCGGTTCAGGCCAGGGCGAAGGCAACGCCCGCGAATACGCCGCCGACTACGCCCCCCCAACCGTCGACCCAGGATCGCTACTTACGGCGACGCCTGCGCAGGTAGTTGCAGCTGCCCCATTGACTGCAGCACCCGTGGCCACACCGGTAAACGGCTCCCTGCTGTCAATGGCCGTACCCACCCCTACCGCCAACATGGCACCACCACTTGGTGTCGACCCTGCCGTCTGGGCTGTCCTGCCCGAAGCACAGCGACAGGCCGTCCTCGCCTCCCTCGTCAACCCGGCCGCCACCGCCCCCCCGTTCTGATCCGAGACGCAAACCCGGCCCGTGCCGTTCTCCGTCGTCGGCACGGGCCGCAAGCCCATCCATCAGTCGATCAATGCACATGAATGGGGGTGATACGTTGTACGACGAACAGGCGGTACGTGACTGGCTGACACTGCTGCACAGCCAGGCGCCCGGCCTCACCCACATCTGCTCCACCGGCGATTGGACCGGCCACGCACACACCGAACTCGAAGCCGCAGTCCGCCGCGTCACCTACCTCAACGGTGAAGGCCGCGAAGGCATCTATGCCCGCGTCACTACCCTCAAAGCCGCACTAGCACCCGGCAGTCGAGGTGGTGCCGCCGACACCCTCGCCCTGCCCGGCCTATGGGCAGACGTCGACCTGGCCGGGCCCGGCCACCTGCACGACCCCACCAAATACGACGGTCGGGTACTACCGCCCAACGAAGATGCCGGCCGGGCCCTCATCGCCATCTCCGGCCTACCCGCACCCACCTTGTGGATCCACTCCGGTGGAGGGCTATACCCGATCTGGCTCCTCGACACCCCATACATCCTGCCCAACGACGACCACGCCCGCGGTGCACTCATCCACCTGGCCGCCACCTGGCAGAAAGTTATCGCTGCTGCCAGCAAGACGATCGGCTGGCACTACGGCTCCGGCGTAGGCGACCTCGCCCGCGTCCTACGCATCCCCGGCACAGTCAACCGCAAAGCCGGCCTACAACGCCCCTGCCGCATCATCGAGCACACCGGGCCCCGATACACCCTGCTCGACCTGAGGGCCGCCCTCGCACGCGCCAGCGCCGCACTGACACCCGAACCCGCGCCACCATCACTGCTGACCGTCGCGACACCCGCCACAGCGTCAGGGCCACGCACCGCAGCCGATCCCGGAGTCGACTTCAACGCCCGGACAACCTGGCCCGCCATCCTCACCCCGCACGGCTGGACCGAGCACTACCGAACCGACGACGGAGCCACCCACTGGACCCGGCCCGGCAAAACCACCGACACCTCAGCCACCACCAACGCACTGGGCACCGACCGCCTCCACGTGTTCTCCACCAACGCACCACCATTCGAAGCCAACGAGAGCTACCACAAGTTCGCCGCCTACACCCTGCTCAACCACCGCGGCGACTACACCGCAGCAACCCGCGAACTCGCCCGCGCCGGATACGGCGAACAGATCAACTACGGCGCCCGACAAGCCGAACTCCTTACCGGCATCCTCGGCCCCGACCGTGCCGCCGAAAACAAGCCGCCCTCGGCCAACGAGCCCAAAACAGTACGAGCTAAAGGTCCGCCCTCAAGGTACTTCGACGCCAACGGCTCCCTGTTCGCCCGCGTCCTCGCCGACGACGTCCTCACCCTCGGCCCGGTCGCAACCGGCGGAGACGACCTGCCCTGGTCATACCACGGCGGCGTCTGGTCGCCCGCCAAGCACATCGTCCGCAACCGCGTTACCGAACTGCTCGGCGACCGGTACCGCCCCACCCACCGCAGCACCGTCGAAGACATCGTCCGCGCCCTCGCCCGGCACATCACCTGCGACCCCGTCCCCGATCTGATCAACTTCAGCAACGGCCTGCTCGACTGGCACATCGGAACACTCCGCGATCACACACCCGACATCGCCACCACCGTGCAAGTCGGCGTGCCCTGGCGACCCGATGCGACCTGCCCACGCTTCGACGCCTTCCTGACCGAAGTCGTGCCCCTGGACATGGTCGAGGTCGTGTGGGAACTCATCGGCTACCTGATGTACTCGGGCAACCCGCTCCACAAGGCCGTGATGCTCATGGGCACCGGCCGCAACGGCAAAGGCACCCTGCTGCGCGCCATCGTCGCCCTGCTCGGCAAGCGCAACGTCACCGCGGTCAGCCTCCAGGACCTGGTCTCCACCCGATTCACCACCGCCAGCCTATTCGGGAAGATCGCCAACATCGCAGGCGACATCGACGCCACCTACCTGGAGTCGACCGCAATCTTCAAAGCCATCACCGGCCAGGATCAGATCAGCGCCGAGCACAAAGGACGCGACCGGTTCGATTTCACACCGTGGGCCGTGCCCGTATTCTCAGCCAACGAAATCCCGCCATCCTCCGACACCACCGTCGGCTACCTGTCCCGCTGGCTCCTCATCCCATTTCCACACTCATTCATTGGCAAAGAAGACCGCGATCTAGACGCCAAACTCCACGCCGAACTACCCGGCATAGCCGTTAAAGCAATCACCGCACTACGTCGACTAATGGACCGTGGAGAATTCGAACAACCTGAATCCGCCCGTGCCGCACAGGACGAGTTCGCCCGCCGAGTCGATCAGATCCGCTCATGGCTCGGCGACTGCTGCGAGCTCACCCCGGCACCACACGACCCCGCAGCGGATCCGTTGGTGCCGAGGACTGCGCTCTACCAGGCGTACCGGCAATGGTGCGCAAGGGACGGTCACAAGGCCATGGCGGCGTCGAAGTTCTTCGATCGGTTGGAGCATGCCGGGGCGACGGCTGCGATTGTCCGGGGGTGCAGAGGCTTCCGCGGGGTACGGATCGTGGATCAGGCAGACCCGCCGCGCCTACTCGATACCGCTACCCAACGTATTTGGGGTGACACGGATAGTGTTGGGGGTGCAGGTGGGGTGCAGGTTGGGGTGCAGCTTTTTGACCCCCAGCTGCACCCCCAAATGGCTGCACCACCTGCACCCCACAACGAATCACCCCAGGTCACGCAGGGTCCCCCCAGAACAGACGATCAAGGGGGTGCAGAGGGTGCAGCTTTTACAAACCCTTTACGCACGTACGCGGGTGACACGCGCGTATACACGCGTATAGGGGGGGTTAGCGAAAAGCTGCACCCCCTGCACCCCCCTGCACCCTTGATCAATTCCTGCTCTGTCTGCGGCCGCGAGCTCGATCCGGCGCTCGCGCCAAAGTGGCACGACCTCAACATCCATCCAAGCTGCCACACCGAGGCAGCCACATGAGCCGGCACCTGATCACCACCACCGCCAAGCCGGCCACCTGCCCTGGCTGCCGAGGTCCGATCCTGCGCGGCATCGCCGAAGGCCGAACCGTCACCGTCGAGCCCGAACCGATCGAACCCACCACGGAAACATCCGCGCTACTCACCGGCGCGATGACATTCACACTTGCTAGCAATGACGAACTTATCCACCGTGACGCCGACCGAATCCGCCGCGGACATCTCCGCGGAACAATTCACATTAAACACCTGTGCCGGCAGCAAATGCTCGGAGGTGGCAATGATATTTGACCCTGAGCTCTCAACCGCATGGGATAAACGACTACGCGAAAAGACCGAGCAATACGTTGAGAAACGAAGGCGTAAAGAAATGCAACGACTAGCGCTCAGGCAGGCACGCGAAGCCGGTAAAGCGGCACGACACAGCGCACGCGAGCACCGACGGGAGGTCGACAGCTGATGACCCACTACGCCGACGGCACCCGATTCGAACACAAGACCCGGGCGCACCTAGCCGATAACGGCTACGAGGTCATCCGGGCCGCCGGCTCCAAAGGCTCAACCAAGGCAGACCTCGTCGCACTCAAACCAGGGCAGCTGCTCCTCGTCCAATGCAAACGCAGCGGCACCCTGCCACCCGACGAATGGGATCGGCTCGTCGAGGTCGCAGGATGGGTCGGCGCGATCCCTGTACTGGCCGCTAACGGCCTAAAGGGCCGCGGCGTGGTCTACACCCGCCTTCTGGCCCCCAAGCGCCGTGGCGCCCGCACACAGCCGGCAGAGCCGTTCCTGCTCGACCTGATCGACGGTGCGCCGTGAACGAGCTCGAGCAGGAAATCGAAGACACCGCCCAAACCGCCACCTGCCCCACCTGCGGCGCTCAACCCGGCCACCCATGCCGCGACTGGTCCGCCCGGTTCAAATCCAAGACGTCGGCCCAGAACTACTCACACCAAAGCCGGCTCAACACGGCACGGGGTGAAACGCCGTGACCACCCTCACCCGCACCGCCTGGGGCCTGGACCTGGCGAAGGATGATCAAATCTGGCGGCAGAACGCCAACTGCGGCCCGGCCGTCGCCGACTGGTTCTGGCTCGTCGGCGGATCCAACGGCCGCGGCAACCACACACCGCGACTCACCGGCGACAACAAGGCCGCGTTGGCCCTGTGCGATCACTGCCCGGTCCTGGCGCAGTGCCTGGCCGACGAACTGGCCCACCCCACGCCGTATGCCCACATCGGCGCCGGACGGGTGTGGACGGCGCGCGACCTGACGCTGGTGGCCAAGGACGGGCAGCGATGAAACCCAAGATCCTTGATCTCTACTGTGGTGCCGGTGGAGCTGCTATGGGATACCACCAAGCCGGCTTCGACGTGGTTGGTGTCGATCATGTGCCTCAGCCGCGGTACCCGTTCGAGTTCCACCAGGCCGACGCGATGACGTTTCCGCTGGACGGGTACGACGCCATCCACGCCTCGCCGCCGTGCCACGACCACTCGCCGTTGCGCTCTCGAGCTGGCGAGCACGGAACCGGCTGGATGCTCGACGCCACGTTGACGCGACTGGCGAATCAGCCAGCCGTCTGGGTTGTTGAGAACGTGAGCTCCGCGCACAACCGGGCCGACTTCCTGCTGTGCGGCGAGATGTTCGGCCTGCGCACCATCCGGCACCGCCGGTTCACCGTCGACCCTCGTTTCGGCGCGCTACTTGCCGTCCCTCCACACGAACGGCACCGCCGGCCGACGCGTACGAAGAAGCGGCGCGTCTGCCTCGACGCTGGCATGAACATCTCGGTCACCGGCGATGTCGGCAACTACGTCGGACCGCTGTGCATGGGCATCGACTGGATGACCGGCGACGAGCTCAGCCAGGCCATTCCGCCGGCATACACCCGCTTCATCGGTGAACAGTTGCTGGCCGCCGGCGAGAGGACCGCCGCATGAATATCCCCGAATCCACGATCCAAGCCGCGGCGCGGGCGCTCTACGGCTTCGTCAAACCACTCGACGACGAAGGCCGATTCGACGACTACGACACCGACGACCCGGCCGTGCAGAGAACCTGCCGCGAAGGCGCCGCCGCAATCCTCGTCGCCGCCCTGGCCACCTGCACCGTCCGCGAACAGTGGCGGGCGAAGATCGCGCATGCGAGCGGAAGTGTCAGCGTCACCATGTGGTTCGGCCAGCAGGAACACGCCGCCGACGAAGCCACATGGCTGCAGTCGCGCTACCCCGACGCGCGGTACGCCTCCGTCGAGTCCCGGCTTGTGATCGAGACGGCCGCTATCCCCCAACCCGAGAGGACCACCGGTGAGTGACCTACGAGAGCGGCTGGCGGCCGCTGCAACTCCGATCGCGACATGGACGGTTGAGGTCGGTCAGGCCGTCTCGGTCGATAAAGCCGTCACCGTCGTCGCCGCTTGGCTGCGCGACGAGGCGGCCGAACTTGACCGGCAGTGCGAAGAATCCGACGACTGGGCGATCAGGCGTTATATCGCCACCGAGGCCATTCGGGTCCTCGAGCTCGCCGACGCCATCGACCCCCAACCCGAGAGGACCACACCATGAGCGACGAACCGGCGTGGAAGGTCTGCGAGTACCACGGGCGCGTGTTCGTCTGGACGCTGTTCTCCGACGGGTGGGCTCGGGGACATCTCGACCGTCCACGTCTCAGCCTCGCCCAGGCCGAGGAGATCGACGGACCGCTGACAGCCATGGACTACATCGGCACCGCCGCCGCAATCCTCGCCGAGATCGCAAGGCTCCAGTCGCTGACCACCATGCTCGGCGCCAACGTCAACGCCATGGAGGCCGAGATCGGAACGCTCACCGCCGAACGGGACCGGCTGCGGGAGTTGGCCGCGACATGCTCATGCGGCACTTCGCCGATGACGTACGAGGGGCCGGAGCCAGACTGCGCAGTCCACGGCGCGGTGCGGGCATTCAACGAGGCATCCGCCGAGCTAGCCGAGGCGTACCGAATGCGGAACGAGACCATGGCCGTGCTTCGGCGGATGTGCGCCGAGCGTGACGCCGCCCTCGCCGCAATGGAGCGCGCGGTGGAGGAGCGCGACCGGATGGAACGGGTCGCGGCTGAGAAGACGGCGGCCGAGTTCGAACGCAATCAGCTGCGGGACGAACGGGACCGGCTGCGGCTGTCGGAGGCGAAGTTGACCGAGACGATCCGTGCGTTCCCCGACGCGAACAACGCGGCCAACATCGCGCACGCCCGGTCGCAGCGTGACGCCGCCCTCGCCAGCCTCGCCGAAGCTGAGGCTGGTCGGGCAGCGCAATACGCAGAAGTCCAGCGGCTCCGCGAGGATGTCATCCCGGCACTACGCGCCGAGCGGGTCGAGGAGCGGAAGCAGACAGCACGGATGCCCAAGTCGCTTGTCGCTGAGTTGCAGCGCTGGGCATCGCTCGCGCCCGGGGATGACTGGGGCGAGACCATGGCCGACACCATGAAGGCCGACATGGCTCGATGGATCCTTGGCCAGATCGACGGCCTTGACGCCGCAGCAGCGCCGGATGAGCAGACAGCACTGCGCGATGCGGTGGTGGACGGCTCAATTTTGTCGCCGAGCTACCTGAACCTGCTCGATCGACTGGAGAAGCACTTCACCGAACAGGGAGGCGTGACGCTGCCGCTCCAGCTAATCAAGATTCAGGAGGAACTAGGCGAAGCCGCCGAAGCGTACGTGGGCATGACGGGATCCAACCCGCGTAAGGGTGTCACCCATACGGCTGCTGACGTCGCCATGGAGTTGGCGGATGTGGCGCTCACGGCCATGTTGGCGATTCGATACGCGGGGCACGACGTAGAGGCCGTGCTTACTGCGCAGGCGGTCAAGACCGAGCAACGGCTCGATGAATATGACCAGCGACCCGCCATCGACGCCCTTGACGCTGGGGCGGCTGCGGGTGGGGAGGACAGCAATGCCACTGCATGAGTTCGACCCGATGACCTATCCAACGACGGCGGCTATCCCGCTGGGTTCAGTGCGCCGTGAAGCTCGGCCCGGGTGCCGTTCTCATGCTTACGCCGACCGCGGGTGGGCAGGGTGGGACGGCGTGATACGAGGAAGTAACACCCCATGAGTGCTGGAACCCGGTGCAACCCCGTGGCAAGATCATAAGTGTGTGACCCAATTGGCAACCCCAAAAAGTGCGGCCACTACGGCACCCGCCGCAAGGACGGAACCCCGTGCTGTGGATGGGTCGTTGCTGGCACGAAGCGTTGCATCCTCCACGCGGGCATACCGAGGTGGAAGGCTAAGGCTCGAGGGCAGGTGATTATGGAACTCCAACGCTGGGGCCTCGACGGCCACTCGACCATGCGCGACGCCGGCGAAGTGCTGCTCAAGCTGGTTACACAGGCCGCGTACCGGGTGGAGCTCTACAGCAACCTCCTCGCCGAGGCGTATGAGCTGGCCGAACGTGGCGAAGAGTTAGACCCTGTGATGCGTAAGGGCGGGGTTGGTGTCCTCATCGGCTACCGGTACGGAGTGGACCGGGAAGGCAACCGGTTCGCGATTGAGGAAGCCATCCGCGGCTTGGTCCGGCTTGAGGCTGAGGAACGGGACCGGTGCGCCAACTTCGCTACGAAGGCCATTGCGGCCGGCCTGGCGGAGCGTCAGGTCCGTTTGGCCGAGCAGCAGGGTGCAATGCTGTATAGCGTCATCTCGGCCGTCCTGGGCGATCTGAGGCTGTCTGCGGAGCAGGAGGCGTTGATCGGTGAAGTGGTGCCGCGGCGTCTGCGCGAGATTCTGGGCTAGTGACCCTCACCGCCTGGGAAGTCGCCGCCCGCAGCTTCGAACGCCGCCGCTGGTTATACGACCCGGCCAGGTGGGCTGACGACTGCATCGACTTCGGCCCCGACGGCGGGTTGGCCGGGTATCAGCGGCAGACCATGGCCGACCTTGTCGAGAAACGCCGAGTCGCGGTGAGGGCACCGCACGGCACCGGCAAGACAACCACCGTGGCGATTGTGGTGCTCTGGTTCGCCACCACGAGGAACGCAGCCGGCATCGAGTGGAAGGTCATGACTACCGCATCGGCGTGGCGGCAACTGACCCTCTACCTGTGGCCCGAGATTCACAAATGGGTCCGCCGGATCCGGTGGGATGTCCTTGGCCGGAGCCCGTTCGACCGTCGCGAGTTGCTTGACCTGCACTTGAAGCTCGACCAAGGCCTAGCCGCCGCGGCAGCGTCCGACAACTCGGCGTCGATTGAAGGCGCCCACGCCGACAGCCTCCTGTACGTGTTCGACGAGGCGAAGACCATCCCAGCCAACACGTTCGACGCCGCTGAAGGTGCGTTCTCCGGCGGCCGTAAGACAGGTTTGCCGGAGGCGTTTGCGCTGGCCATGTCCACACCGGGGGCGCCGCAGGGCCGGTTCTACGACATTCACCGCCGCGGCCGCGGTTTGGAGGACTGGGTACCGCGGCACATCACCCTCGAGCAGGCGATTGATGCTGGTCGTATCACCCGGGAGTGGGCTGACCAGCGTGCGGAATTGTGGGGGCCGGAGTCGGCCATTTTCGCTAACCGTGTCCTGGGCGAGTTCCACGCCGGCGCGGAGGACGCATGTATCCCGTTGTCTTGGGCTGAGGCGGCGGTGGAACGGTGGCGTGCATGGGACGACGCAGGTCGGCCACCGCTGGACGAACCCCACGTGTTGGGTGTGGATGTGGCTCGGGGTGGTGGTGACCAGACCGTCCTTGCGCACAGGCAAGGCCCGTGCATTGTCGAGCTCGAGGTGCACCACGCTGAGGACACGATGCGCACCACAGCCCGTGTCCAGGTCGGCCTAGCGAAGGGTTACGGGAAGGCAATTGTCGACTCGATCGGTGTGGGTGCTGGTGTGGTGGACCGGCTGCGGGAGTTGAAGGAACCTGTCACCCCGTACACGGGGTCGGCGAAGACGACGGCGAAGACCCGGTCGCGGGAGCATGGGTTCACGAATACGAGGTCGGCGGCGTGGTGGCGGGTGCGGGAGTTGTTGGATCCTGCGTTTGATCCGCAGGTGATGTTGCCGCCGGATGAGCAGTTGTTGGCGGATTTGACGGCGCCGACGTGGGGGGAACTGACCGGTATCCCACCGAAGATCAAGTTGGAGGCGAAGGAGGAGTTGGTGGCCCGGCTGGGTCGGTCGCCGGATAAGGGGGATGCGGTGGTGATGGCGTTCTGGTCGCAGACTGCGTTGGGGTCAATGGCGGGTGCTCAGATTTTGAGCGACACGGACCTGCTTGGTTGGCGCAGGTGAGGGTGTTTTGTCCTAGCTTTGAAGATCGTTCTTACCCGGAAACGCGGGGCTGAGACCCGAAACCACGGCCCGTGTTTGACACCGACCGGGACACGCCGTTGGGTTGAGGTTTCGTCCGACGGCGAAAGGTAGTGTGACACGCATGTCAGACAGCACGGTGGTGGACAAGACACGGCACACCCCGGCGATCGCCGTGCGGGTGAAACGGACCGGCATTGACGTGTTGAATGAGCGGGCCCGGGTTGAGGGTGTGAAGCGGTCGGAGCTTGTCAGGCGGATGTTGGCGTTCGCGTCGGCGCATATGCCTGTGGGTTGGCGGCCACTGTGACTGGTGTCCCGCCTTCGCGTCGCGGTGTCATCACTGAGCCGATCAACGCGGGTAGTCCGTTCTCAGAGTTCCGGTTGCCGGACGGATCGTTGGTCACCGACGGGCGTACGTTCATCGCCGAGTACCTGATTCAACGGTATGGGTGGATCGACGATCGGCGTCTGGATCCGCAGTCGAACAGTGCGCAGGCTTTTGCCCGTGATGTGTACCTGCGTTACCCGGCGATCACTTCGGACGAGCACAAGATGATTTCGGATCTGGTCAACATCGTCTTGGCAACCAATGATGATCCGCACGACACAGATCTCCTGGGGACGGCGCTGGACCTGCTCGAGTACATCGAGGGGGTCTTGTGATTGCGGCGTGGCCTCCTGTTGGTGTGCCGGGTGGTGAACCACCCACCATCCCGATGTGCCCCACGGTCGGCTGGCGGTGTGTGGTGAACCTGCCCCTCGGCCGCGTGGATCTGGATCATTATCCGTCGCAGTGGACTGTGGGTTCGAGGGTGATGGACTATCCGGCACACCAGGCCATGTTGATGTTCGCGCCGACAGTCGGGTTGTTGCGGGCGGCGCAGCGGGCGGGTGTGCAGGGGTCGTTCCGGCGGAAGGTGCCGGGGTTGGTTGAAGTGTTGGAGCGGGCCGGGTTGAAGGTTGGGGAGGCGTCATGATGGATGAGTCTGAGCGTGATACGGCCAGGTATCACACACCGGGCAGGCCGGCGCTTTTCAGCGATCGCCCGGTGAAACAGTCGCCTCCGTTGACGTGGCCGCATGTCGGCCTGGTCGCCGTGATCGCACTCGCCATGGTGGCGGTTGCTTTCGCCTGCGCATGGGGGATCAAAGGATGAACGAGGATACGGCGAAGACTGAGCTCAGTTGGGAGATCCGTGACGTTGGAAAGCCCCGCCTCATATGGATCTACGGTGGGCATTTGACGGAGTTGCTGCCGGTGGCGGTCAGGCTTGAGGTGGCGAGTTTGCCGCCGCGGCCGGAGTTGGATGTGCTGCTGGCTATGCTGCGGTTCCTCCTTGAGCGGGTGGAGGTTGTGATTGATCCGCCGCTGAGGTTGGCTGAGTTGAGAAACGCGTTGGCAGGGCAAGTCGTGACTGGGCTGACGCCAGGGTCGCAGCCATGACCGTCCTTCTGGTGCTTGGTCTGATCTTTGCGACGTGGCGTGTGACGCGTTTGTTGGTGGTGGATGAGTTCCCGCCGGTCAAGGCACTCAGGGAGTGGACGGTTCGTACGTTTGGTGTGGTGGATGGGGAAGGCAAGCTTGTTGGTGGGCGTGGTCCTGGCTGGGGTGCGAAGGCTGCTGAGGCGACGGTGGGAACGCATCTTGCTCGAGCGGCCGCGGCGTTGGTGCGGGGTGTGGCGCATGCGGTGGCGTATGTGTGGACGTGTCCGTGGTGTATGTCGGTGTGGGCCGGGGCAGCGTTGGTAGCTGCTGCGGATTGGCGGTTGTCGGTGCCTTACCCGTGGCTGATTGTGGCTGCGGGGTCGGCTCTGTCGGGGGCTATGTCGTGGGTTGAGGCCGAGCATGATCAGCGGTGGGAGTTGCGGCAGCGGGAAGTGGAGAGGGGACGCTGATGAGTGGCATCTTGTGGGCGTTGCTCGTGGTCGCGTTGATGTCCTCCATGTCGGCGTTGGTGCTCAGCACGGCAACAGCTAGCCAGGACGTCAAGCCTCTAATGGATGCGTTGAGACGACAGCGCCCGAAGCTGGCGGTTCGCGCTGGGGTTGTCATGACGCTGTGCGCTGCCGTGAACGTGGCGTTGTGGCTTTGGCTGGCTATCGAGGTCGGGGACTGGCGGTTTGCCGCCGTTTCATGGGTGCCGTTTCTAGGTGGGTTACTAGGGCGGCTCGTTCGGGGGAAAGCTGATGGCTGACGTGGATCACATCCGTCGGGACACGCTGCGTCTCGTTGAGGCCCTTGTCCGGGCGAAGGTTGAGGCGCGCCGGGCGGAGCTCGCCTTCGCCAACGGGTGTGAAGCGTCGGCCGCGAGGGCGTTTGAGGACGGCAGGCTGGCCGTGGTCGAGGCGGACATGTGGCAGGCGGTCGGATTGGCGAAAGAGACCCGCCCGGGGGATCTGGTGTTTGGCGACCCGTGTTCTGTGTGCGGGAAGGATGGGTGGCCGGCGGGGTCAGCGGGCAATGCTCGACGGATTCATGAGTTGGATCAGCATGAGGGCGATCCGCGGATCGAACCGCGGTGGAGACAAGCGCCCGCGGACGAGGGCGGGTTACTTGGTGGTAGCACACAATGACCGAGCCGGAGTGCCGTTGCGGCGATACGGGATGCGAGTGCCACCGCACGGCACCGGATGTGCTGCTGGGTGTTGGAACACCGGAGGGCCGGTCGGAGTTCGTGGCCGCGTTCGCGGAGCTCGCCGATCTACTGGCGAGGGCTGACACGCCGGACCCCCAGCCCGAAGGCTGAGGGTCCGGTTGTCTCGGCGCAGGCTGGCACTGTCCCGTTGAAACTCCAGGGGCCCAGGGGTATCGGTTCTGTAGGGTCCCAGCCTTTGGAGCGGAGGGTGTTCCGTGGCGCCCCTGGTGACTCCGTTGACGCCGTCGTGACGTATCTACTCGTCGGCCCCGTACGCGGAATTCCGGGCTCGGCGCAGGACCCGAATCAACTGGTTGACTTGGTGCCGGTCGAACGTTCCCCACAGGCCGGTGAACTGGGCTGGTTCGTCTTCGGTTTCGCCGTTGGCGCTCTCGGTGGGGCTGAGTTGCTTCACCTCGGGAACGAACCGGCCTGGGTCGGCGTCGGGCCATTCGGTGGCTGGCTTCTTTGACGGTCCGAGGCCGAGCATGCGGGCGATGGGGTGGCCTTCGTGGGTTGTGACGCCGACTTGGACGTACGTTTTTTCGCCGGACCACGCAACGGCTACGTCGAACATGCTGGCGTTGTCGCGGATGACTTCTTTGGGCATCTCTGTTCTCCTTCACGGCGCCCCGTCGCGGGGCTGCTGTCAGGATAGGCTGCGGTTGGTGTGGAAGCTGGGCAGGACCCGACCGACACAACAGCGGTGTCAGACACCGGCTAGCTGACTGGACACCTGACCTTCAACCGCCCGCAGGTTAGGTGTCGCACAGACCCCCGGAAGCGTCACGGCCCGTCCGGGGGTCTGCTGCGTAGGTAGATCCGTGCTCGCGGTCTACGATGAGTCCACCGTCTCGGCTGATCACGGGGGTGAGCAGTGCCGGACAGTTTGCGTCTGCCTGCCCGCCGCCCTGCTGCGATCACCGCCGCCGCCCAGCCGTACACACCCGACCTGTGGCAGTCCAGTTCGTTGTTTGGTTCGCGGCCGTGGCAGACCGAGGCGTGGGCCTTCCGCCGGACGATGGGCGAGTTCGGGCAGGCTGTCGACTGGCAGGCCCGCGCCATGTCCCGCATCCGACTGTTGGCCGCTGAGGTTGTGCCGGGTGGCGACGAACCCGAACCGTTGGATGAGGGTCCGGCCTCGCAGCTGGTTGAGGACTTTTGCGGCGGCGGACCCAGCCACTCCGCATTCCTCCGCGCGATCACACCTCATCTGCTGATTCCGGGTGAGGGTTGGCTGATCGCCGAACGGGACGACCCCCGTCTGCCGTTGGCGGCGTGTGAGTGGGGCATCTTCTCCACCGAATGTGTGCAGGTCCGCGGTGGGGTGTTCTGGGTCCGGGTCGGCGAATCACTCTGGCGGCCGCTGCTCCCGGACGCCCTGCCGATGCGGATCTATGAGCCGGACCCGCAATACCCGTGGCTGGCCACGTCGAACGCTGAGGCCGCCGTACCCATCTTGCGGCGCATCTTCCTGATCGATTCGCGGATCATCGCCATGATGGTGTCCCGGCTGGCCATGAACGGACTGTTGCTCATCCCGCAGGAGGGCATGTTCACGGTGCCGGCGCAGTACATGGAAGCGCCGGATCCGCTGGTGGCCATGTTCATCGACATCGCGGCGAAGAACGTCGCCAACCCCGGCAACGCATCAGCTGCGATTCCGATCCCGATCCGGTTCACCGCCGACCTGATCGACAAGTGGAAGCTGCTCAAACAGGACGACCCGCTCGACGAATGGCTTCTGAAAGAGCGGGAGGACGAACTCGGCCGCCTGGGTGACACGTTGGGCATCGCCCGGGAGCGGGTGTCGGGTGGGATGGGTGAGCAGAACCATTGGGGTGCTGCGATCGCGTCGGAGGAGGAAGTCCGGATCACGTTCGCCTCCCTGGCTGAAACCATCTGCGGGGGTGTTACTAAGGCGTATCTCCACCCCATGCTCCGCAACGCCGGCCTCAGCCTGGTTGGGCCTAATGGTGGCCGGTTGATTGTCTGGTATGACACGTCCGAACTGACCGCGAAGGTGGACAAGTCGGATGCGGTGGTGAAGGCGTATGACCGCCTGGAGGCCAACGGGGCTGCGTTGCGGCGTGAGCTTGGTTTGGACGAGTCGGATGCTCCGGTCGGGGCTGAGCTCGCGGAGATGCTGTGGAAGAAGTTGGCCGCCACAGAATCGTTGGCACCGACCGCGATCAGTAATCTGATCGGCGCGCAGACTCCGGGGGTGGGTGTGTCGGCTCCCCCAGCCGATGGACCCGGTGACGGCGCGGCCCCCCAGCCGCTCGATACACCTGCCCCCGGCCCAAACAATCAACCCCCACGAGCACTTCAGCCTGCCACGAACGAGGTGCCGGCCAGGATTGCGGCTGCGATGAAAGTTCTCGCGACGGTGAATGGCAACGGTAACGGTCATGCGACTCGTCACCGGCCTAACTGACCAGCAGCTCACCGACTACGAGCTGCACGCCGAACTCGCCACCGTCGAAGCGCTTCAAAAAGTCGCCGACACCATCGCCGACCGCATCGGCCAAATTCAAGTCGCCTCGGCCCGTGTCAGGTGGGATGGCTGCCCGTACGGGTTGCACCCGGCGCACGCCGGCCCCTGCACGTTGATTGCAGCCGACGACTTCCCCGACGATGGGTTACCGCCGGGTCAGCCGTACGTGTCCCCGGATGATTTGGCCGCTATTTCGCCTCTGTGGGCGGAGGCCGCTGCGCAGACGATTCTGCCGGTGGTGGCGGAGGTGTGGCAGGCCTCGTCCGGATCCGTCTACGCACAACTGGTTGACGCGACAAACATATCGGCGTTGCCGTCAGTCGGCTCACTGGCCGCTGAACAGTACTTAGCGCAGGCCGCCAACACCTTCGCTGAGGTCGGGGACGACCTGTGGGCCACCGCCCGGACCCAGCTGTTGGAAGGGTTTGAGCAGGGCGAATCCATCCCCCAACTAGCAGCACGGGTTCGCGGCTCGGCCGGGCTGACCGCGAAGACCGCCACGCTGGTCGCCAGGACGCAGGTGCTTGACGCTTCAAACGCCGGGTCGTATGCAACCGCGCAAGTGTCCGGACTGGACCTGAACAAAGGCTGGCTCGACACCCCTGACCTGCGGACCAGACCCAGCCACCGGATCGCCGGCGAAACGTACGGCTCCGACGATGGCATGATCCCGTTCGGCGACCAATTCACCGTCGGCGGATTCCAGTGCGACCGTCCACACGACCCGGGTCTGCCGGCAGAGGAGCGGTACAACTGCCGATGCACCTTGGTGTATTCGATGCCCGAGCGGGCCGTCAAACAGGCCGTCAAAGATGCGGAACCGGAACCACCCCTCCCCGGCACCTCCGGTGTGGATGACATCGCCGCGCAACAGTCTGCTGAGGTGGAACGGGTTTTCGGCGAGGTTGATGAGGCGTTTAAGGGGTTGGGGTTGCCACCGGTGCGTCCGCCGGGTGGGTTACCTAGAGGTATCCCGTCACCGCAAGGCATCCCTGGCGGAACGGCGGCAGTCCGGATTGTCCGGCCAGCCATCGCCGCGCCGCGCAGCGTGAAGGATCTGCAGGTTGCGTTCCGGGCCGAAGTGCAGCGGGTCACCGGCAGAGACGTCCTCATCCAACTCCCCGACGATGTCTCCCTGGCGACGATGAAGCAGTACGCCGAAGGTGTCTTGACGGGCATGGAACGGTTCCCCGACACGAAGATCCGTCAGATCGCGTGGTGGTACCGCGAACACGGGCACTATGCGGAGGCTGGGGCGGATGAGATCCTGTTCAACCGCTGGTGGTCTACGACGGCCCGACGGCCGGCGTTGTTGAAGGCTGTCCGTGGTGATGTGGCCGGGTGGGAGACGCCCGGTCTGCGAGGTTGGATGCCGCGGGGTTCGGGGTCTCCGGATGCGATCGGTCTTCACGAGTTCGGCCACACCGTTCATCTTGGGTTGGGGGCGGACGCGGCGAAGGTGTCTTCGCGGGCGTTGACTGCGGTGCAACGCCGGGCTGCGCTCGACGGTGTAACCCCGGATGAGCTGATCTCGAGGGAGATGGGCGCTTACGCGTCGTCGGACGAGTTTGAGCTCGTGGCGGGTGCGTTCACTGACGCCGTCATCAACGGCCAGTTGGCTTCGCCGTTGTCCCGCGAGATTTACGCCCTGTTGGAGGACGCATACAGGGCGGGTGGGAAACGCGTTGGTATCACCTCGACTGTGGCGAGGGCGGTGCCGGCGCCTAAGCCTCTGGCGCGGATGACTGTTGCTGAACTTCGCACGGAAGCTGGTGCGCGGGGTGTGGTTGTTCCGGCCGGGGCACGGAAAGCAGACATCGTACGGCTACTCGACGAAGGTGTACCGCGGCCGCAACCTCAGGCTGGTCTTTTGGCGAAGCTCGAAACGAGTCTGACCGCAGACGAACAGGCTCGGGTCACTCGCCTGGTAAATCGTGATCCGCAGATCTTTGCCACAGTTCAGGACCGGTTCGGGTCGATATCAACTTCGGGCAACCTCGATGCGGCGGATGCCGCATGGCTGCAGCGCATCTATCAGCGTGATCGGGCTTTCGTGGAGCGCGCAGTTCAAGATGCGAGCATCAAGCAAGAGATCGCTGACGCTGCGAAGAAGGCCGGCCAGACGCCGACTGAATACCGCGCGGCGGCAGCGGCCAAGCTAAAAGACCTACTAGACGACAAGCCGATTGCGGTTCGCGTTCGCGACGAGGCTGCGCTCCGCGACATCATCTCCGGCGGTCGATTCAAGACTCAACTAGAGGGCGCGAAGCGGGCGCCAGGGCTAGGGGCAGATCCCGCCAAGCGGCGACTCGGCGAACAGATCCAAGGCGTACCCACCGACCTGGCAGTCGGCGAGCGGCCGGTCTACGGCTACGTCGCCATCGGCGATATCGAGCCGGCGCTTTCGGCCGGGCGCAGAATCCCGGGCATACGCGAACTTGAGGGCCAAGAAGACGTCCTGAGCTCCTATGGCCGCGTGCAGGTTGTCCTGAAGCCAGAGGTGCGGGCCAGGACGACGGCGACGGTTGGCGACAGCCTGGACGAGATCGGCTTCCTGCGCCCCTCGCCGGTCGATGCCCCGACGGCCGAATCTCTCGGATTTCGCACGCTTGACGACGTTTCAAAGCCAGGTTGGACGCGACGCGGCTATGTCGAGGCGCAGATTCACGGCGGGGTGCGTGCCGATGACATCGCTGCGGTCGTCTTCGCTGAAGCGCCAAACGAGGCCACGATCGCAGCACTGACGCGGCAAGGAATCCCGTGGCGGGTGCTGGGTAAGGGCGACTCGCCGCTGCGCCTGGTGGACTTCGGAGTTGCGCCGACGCCGACCGCTACCCGCACTGTCGCCCAACTTCGCGCGCTGGCCAAAGAGCGCGGCATTGTGGTGCCGCCCGGCATTCGCAAGCCGGATCTGGTGCGGCTACTCGACGAGGGTGCGCCGGCGCCGCCGCGGGTTGTGAGGGCGCGTCCCGGTTCGACTATCGGCGACGTCGAGCTCGGCCCGACCGTCGGGCAGGTGGCACTAGGCGATGCCCCGTTGGTCAGGCGCCCCATCGGTGACTTCGCCGAGCGAGCATATGACGGGCCGACCGGCGTCGTACTCGCTCGCGGTGAACCATTGCCCGCTGGATTCAAGAGCGAACTGCCGGCAATCCGTCGCGGCGAGTTTGAATTGAGGCCAGGTCTCACCGCGGACGAGAGCCGGGCGCTGGACCGCTACGCTCTGAGTCGCGTCGCGGATCCGCTGAACACCGGTCTGCGGGAAGGCAGGACGTCCGGCTTCGGCACGGCGAAGATCGTCGATCAGGTTGTCGATCTCGACGAGGAAATGCGGCTATTGGATTCGGCGATTGACGCCGGACAACTGGCCCGGGACACAGAGCTTTTCCGCGGTGCGCTTATGCGTCCTGCCGACATCGGTAGGCTCCAGGTCGGTGCTATCACTAGCGAGAGCGGCTACCTGTCCACCGCGACGGAGATGGGCAACGCCTTCCAGATCATCAATTGGCGAGCGCCCGGCGCCCCAGCCGGCCAGTCGCGTGTCGTGTTCAAGATCCTTACACCGAAGGGCACGCGCGCGGGTATCGGCCACATTGCCGAGCATGAAGTACTGCTAGCGCGTGGCCGCCGGATGCGTGTCGTTGATATTTTGCGACCAACACAGCGGGGCGACACAAGGGTAATCACGCTCGAGTTGCTGCCGGATGTTTCGACTACGACCGTCACCCGCACGGTCACCCAGTCCACCGCCCGGCAGAAGCTGATCGACAAGCGACGGCAGACGGCCGACTTCAACGCCGACACACTCGCAGCGCTGCTCGACGCGCAGGTTGACACTGATGTGTTGGTGCGCACGATTCAGCAATCCGCCGCCCGCAACGCGATTCCGAAGCGCACTGTCGACTCGCTGGTCACGGCGGCCCGGTCCGGGGATCCGGCCAAGGTTGAGGCCGCGATCGCGCGGATCTCCCGTACCGGCAAGGTTCAGCCGCTGGCCCGTACGACGGACATCGTCGCCTTCGACCCGAAGACGATGCAGGCGCTGGAACGGGTCCGGCCGGGGCAGAAGGTCCGCGTGATACGGCCCGGCCACACGGCTGATGTCAACGGCGAACAAGTGCAACTGTCCAAGTCCGTCGTCGAGGTGCTGTCGGCGCAGGAGATCCGCGACATTGAGGGCCGGGCGTTGCGCGCGGCGGCGCGCGAGACGAACCGGCTGATCGAAGCCCGTACCGGCACCGCCAAGCTGCTGGCTGAGGTTGACGAACTCATCTCCAAGGGCGCGTCGAAGGCGACGATCGCGCAACGCCTTGACGTGAAACTGGTCGCGCCGGAGCAGATTTTCGCCGGTGCCGACCCGGCTGTCGTCAAGGCGTTGGCGGACGCGCTTGCGTCCGGTGACATGGCCAAGCTGCGCAGTGCGATCACGCGGGCGGGGACGAAGGCGAAGATCAAGCCGATCTCCCGCGCGGGGGCGAAGGCCAAGTTCGACCCGGATCTGATGGAGCCGTTCGCTGGTGACATTCCGGCCGGGGCGCAGGTGGTTGTGGTGACGCGTGGCTCGGCGTTGACGCTGCCGGACGGCACCGTTTTGCAGTTGACTAAGGCGCGGGTGCAGCCGGTGCCGGCCAAGGCGGCGGCTAAGTTCCCGCTTTCGATCGTCAAGCCGGTTAGGACGAAGACGGCCCGGGCGGTCGAGATCGCGGACGCGAAGAAGAAACTCCCGTCCGCCCGCGCCCGGCTGCGGGACATGTCCGTAGACAACCCACGCCGGGCCGACCTTGAGCGGCAGATCGCGCACTACCAAGCGGTCATTGACCAGAAACCCGGGCCACACCAGTACAACTGGTCGTCGCCCAGTTGGGACGAACCGGCATCGGCGGTTGGCAGGTTCGTCACCGAGCCGACCACCGAGCAACTAGCGGCCCACGTGGATTCAATCGTCGGCCCGGCAACCAGCGGCTGGACAAGATCCGAAGTTGTCCACGAGCTGAACCGGCAAGCCGCGATCACACCACGGACCATGGCCAGCCTACGTACCGTCGGAAAGTCCACGACATGGGGCGGAGACGACATCTACGCCGAGTACGACACGGCCTGGCGAGAAATTCGGTTCAGCCCGAAATGGTCTGACCGGGGGAAGTTGGACGAGTCGCTGCGACGTGGAATCGACACGCATTTCCACCCACCGACGGGCGGCTCCGTGTTTGACTCGGTGACCGCGCACGAGTACGGCCACCACGTCACCTATCGGATACTTGAAGCATCCGCAGCGCAACAGCGAAGGGTGGTCGAGGCCGTAGACGAGGCGCTGCGGCTCGACGGATGGCTGGTCAAGCAGTACCGCCGGTCGCCCGACCTCCAGGGCGTCATGAACGACTTCCTGGCCTCCTACCTTGCAACCGGACGAGTGGACCGAGTCAGTGGCTACGCCAAGAAAAACTATCAGGAGTTCTTCGCCGAGGTGTGGTCGGAGTTCACCACCGGCAACCCTCCACGGCCACACATCCGGCGTATCGGTGAGATGATGAGAGATGTGGCGGAGAGCGTAGATACGGTGCCGCTGTGACCGGCCAACTGCCGGCACAGTGCTTCGCCTGCAGTCGACTGATGCCGACCCAGTCTCCGACGGGAACCGTGACCGCCGTCCGGTGTGCCGCATATCCGGACGACATCCCTGAGGATATTTCGCTGTTCTGCGCCGACCACCGTGTGCCGCGCGGTGACGAGCGCGACGGGCTCGTCTTCGAGCGCGCTTCCGGTCCTGTCGCCGACGACGCATGGACCTGGTGGACACGGTACGCAGGGAGTTCCCCGTGACTTCCCGGGTTCAGTCTCAGTGCACCCCGTCGTGTACGAGGTTCCTGTCACCGTTCAACCCGGCCAACACGACTGGCGTGAAGGCGTGCGCCGCTTTTCCGGCGGGGATACCAGAACGGGTGTGGAACAACGAATTGGATCATCGGGAGCCGATCGACGGCGACCACGGCCTGCGCTGGGAAGCGAACGAAGGCTACGAGTTCCCCACCTATGCGTTCGCCCCGGACGCGTTGGGTGTGGGGACGGTGGTGGCGGCGGCGGGGGTTACTGGTGAGTTACACACCGGAGCCATGATCGCCCTGATCCCCGCCGACCCGGAAGCGCTCGCCGTCGAGGGTGGGGAACCGGCCGAAGAACTCCACTGCACGCTCCTGTTCCTGGGCGAAGCGGACAAGGTCGACGACGAACGCCGGACCCAGATCCTGGAGATCTGCCAAACCGTCGCCGCCGGCTGGTACGAGTTCGAAGCCGAAGGTTTCTCCCTGGCCATGTTCAACCCCTTGGGTGATGAGCCGTGCATCGTGCTCGGGCTGTCCGGTGTCGAACTGGCCGACCTGCACGACGACATCGAAGCTGAAATTGAAGCCGACGAGGATCAGCACCAGCCTTGGGTTCCACATATCACCCTGGCGTATACCGATGACGCGATGCTGATCGGTGACCTGTTGGACCGTTGCGGCCCGGTCGTGTTTGACAGGCTGCGGGTAGCGTTCGGCGACCAGGTCACAGACATCCCGTTGGGCGACGAGGAGCCGGATGAGCCCGACGAGGATGACGAACCTGTCGAAGAGCTCCCGGTGGTCGCGTCGCGGGTGCAGTGGGACGGGTGTCCGCGGTGCAGCAATCCAGTCCACGACGGTCCGTGCACCGCTATGGCGGTCTGAGAGGGTTACGATCACCGCAACACTCACGGGGGTGATGTGGTGCCGTGGCATGTAGAAGACGACAACCCTGACTGCCCAGGCTGGGCTGTGGTCAAGGATGATGACGCCTCGGTTGCGGGATGCCATGACACTGAGGCCGAGGCCGACGCCCAGGTCGAGGCCCTCTATGCCCAAGAGGTAATGGACGGCGGAGCACCTGAGGAGATGTCGGGTACGGCGTGGGCTGGTGTGTTGGCCGTTGAGGGTGAGTGGACCGGCGACGGGCGCATGTTCGCCCCCGGCTCCCTCGAGTGGGCTGATCTGCCGCTGCCGTTGAAGTGGCAACCCGCCGAATCGGAAGGCCACACCGGCGCGGTCATTGTGGGGCGGATCGACACGATCGTCCGGGACGGGAAACTGATCCGCGGCGCCGGGATCATGGACGACGACGGGCAGATGGGTGCTGAAGCGGTCCGGTTGATGCGTAAGCGGATGCTCCGCGGCACGTCGATCATGGCCGACGATACGGAAGACGAAGACATCGAATTCGTCTACGCCGCCGACGACACGGAACCGGTAGAGGCACCCGAGGAGCCGGCCGACGGTGAAGAGGTCGAGGTGGTTCCGTTGGGGCCGTCGAAGATGGTCGTCCACCACGGCCGCATCCGGTCCTCCACCCTCCTGGCCGAACCAGCGTTCGTCGAGGCCACGATCGAACTCGACGAACTGATGACGGCCGCCGCCTATACGGTAACCATTCCGGAGGTGTGGCCGGAGTGGTGGTTCCAGGAACCTGCAGAGCAGCCACCGTTCGGCGCGCTGCACATCACCCCCGAAGGCAGAGTTTTCGGCTATCTCGGCCCGGCGAAAGTCCCCCACCGCGCCTTCCGGGCCTCCGGCCGGTCCATCACGATCCCCCGCGGTGTGGACTACACCGAGTTTCAGAACAAACCGTGTCTGGTGGCTGGGGCGGATGGGCATGTCTATCGGATCAACGCTGGGAATGTGACGTTCGACTGCGGCCACCCATCCCCGTACGACACCCGCCGCGAAGACCCCAGTTGGGCGATGCAGCACTACGACAACTCGTGCAGTGTGGCCGCCAGGATCAGGGTGGGTGAAAACGGCCACGGGACGTGGGTGGCTGGCGGGCTGTTGCACGGCATCACCCCGGATGCGTTTGAACGGATGATGGCCTGCGCACTGTCCGGCGATTGGCAGGGCGGCAAGTTGAACGCCGCCTTGCTGGTGCCGGTGGAAGGATTCCCCGTCGCCGCCGCCAGTATCCGGGTCCGGGACGATGCTCTGGTGGCGTCGACGGTGCCGATCGTGTACGACGCGCCCGGTCCGGGGCCGGACACCCGGGCGACGTTGGAACGCATCGCCCGCAGCGTCGGCCGAGACGCCACCACCCGGTTCAAACTGCTACGGCAACGGGCCGGGAGGTGACTCCCAATGTGCGCATGTGGCAAGACGACACCCCCACCACCGCCTCCACCGCCCCCAGACACACCCCAATGAGGGTTTGTGTGACTATGATCTGAGATCACAGCCGTCTACCATGAGCGGCAAACAATCTTCCTGGGGCCATCCAGGTGCAGACAGGTAGTTGTCTTCACTTCACGGGGGCTCCACATGGCAAAGACCACGAGCGGCGGCGCTGGCGCCTCGGACGCCCCGTTCACACTTCCCGCCGACCTCACAAACCTCACCGGCGAGCAGCTCGAGGAGTTGCGGGTCAAGGCTGAGGCCGAGTTCGACGCAATCTACGACCAGGACGGCGGACCGCACGCCGACCAACTCGCCCGTGCAACCGAACTTGCCGACGGTTTGGACAAGGTCCGGGAACGGGTGTCGGCGATCGAAACCGCCGCAGCGGAGACGCAGGCCAAGTTCGACGAGTTGCGTTCCCGCCGCGCACCCGCGGTTGAGGAAGATCCCGAGGCTGAAGAGGTCATCGAGGACCCAGAGCCGGTGGAGGGCGAAGTCCTCCCCGCCGTGCCGCAGCTCGTGACCGCAGCCGGCAGGCCGCGGGGCGGGGCCGTCACGGCCTCCCGCGACATCGGCGGCCTGTCCGGACCTAGGCACCGCATCAACCCGTCACTATCCGGGGCGCGTGCTGTCGCACCTGTGCAGGAACCGGGCAAGCTCGAGCTCGCGATCACCGCATCGGTCGGTCTGCCGGGCCAGTTCGAACCCGGCGCGAAGATCAGTGACATGCGTGCGCTCGGGGATCTGATCGAGAACCGTGCCCGGACCATGGGCGACGCCGGAGCCGGCAGCAGCCGCCGTAAGCGCAAGGGGTCGGAGCACTGGGGCGGCACGCAGGTCGCGTCCATCCGCAACGAATGGGCCGACAAGCTGTCGGAGACGTCGACCGCCGACGCGGTGCAGGCCTACATCGAGAAGGTGCAGGGCAACCGGACCGCGTCCAAGTTCGAAACCCTGGTCGCCGGTGGCGGCTGGTGTGCACCGTCGCAGAACCGGTACGACTTCTTCAACATCGCCTGCGAAGGCGGCGGAATTGACCTGCCCACGTTCGGTGTGGAACGCGGCGGAATCAACTTCCCCGTCAGCCCAAGCCTGGCGGACACGTTCGTCCCGGCCCTGCCATGGACGGTGCCGTTCAGCAACGCGACGGTGCCGTGGCTGTGGACCGAAACCGACGACATCCTCACCGTCACCGGGTCCACGAACAAGCCGTGCATCCGGGTGCCCTGTAGCTCGATGACCAACGTCCGGCTGGAGTGCTACGGCATCTGCCTCACCGCCGGCAACCTGGCCGACAACGCCTGGCCTGAGTCGACCCGCAACTTCCTGCGGCTGCTCATGGCTGCCCATTTCCACGCCGCCAATGCTCGGTACATCGCGCAGATCGTCACCGCCGCCGGCACGGCCATCACCGGCTGCACCCCGATCGGCGAAGGCGCCGTCGCGCCGCTGCTCGGAACGGCGGAGATGGGTGCGTGGGACTACCGCAGCCGGTTCGGCATGTGCGACGACGACGTGCTCGAATGGATCCTTCCGTCGTGGTCGAAGGGTCTGATCCGGGCCGACCTCGCGAAGCGGACCGGCGTGTCCGATTTCATGTGCGTGCCGGACGCGGACATTGCCCGCTGGTTCGACTGCCGCAACCTTCGGGTCCAGTTCGTGGACGACTTCCAGGTTCGCTCCACCGGCCAGCCCGGTGCCGCGACCGCCATCACCTCCTACCCGGCGGTGGTCAACGGCCTGCTGTATGCGGCCGGGACGGTGGCCCGCGGCAACGGCATGACCCTGGACCTGGGTGTCGTGCGGGACTCCACCCTGAACGCGGAGAACGACTTCACCGCGGCGTGGATGGAGGAGTGCCACCTGATCGCCCAGTTCGGGCATCAGGTCCGCAATTACCGCATGAACACCTGCCCCGACGGCACCACCGGCGCGAACGACATCACCGGCTGCTGCCCGTAACCATCACGGTGACAATCAACCGTTTCGAGGGTGAGGGGGTGACATCGGATGCCTGGACCTAGGCAACTGGTGGAACCCCCCACCTTCACCGACCGCAACTTCGGCCTCCTGTCCGTCGTACAGGCCAGGTATGACGAGCCCGATTCGCATTGGCGTAACGGGGTCACGTTCCAAACCCTGTGCGGTATGGGCTCATCCACGTATGACCCGTTCTGCATCGAACCCGACCCCGCCACCAAAGCCGCCACGCACACCACCCCGATCCGCGGGGCGCAGCCGTTCACCCCGTTCGCTGAGGTGGACTGCTCACCCGTCGGCTATGACCAAGCCCTGCAACGCGCCCGCGGTGTCGACGCGTTGACCCGCTCGGAGCCGTGGCAGGTCGAAAACGTGTTCTGGACCGGCACGGCAGGCGGCGACGCGAACGCCGTCTACCCCCACCTGGCCGCCAACGAAAACGTGTTGGACAGCGGTACGGTGCCGACGATTCTGCTGCAATGCGCCGCCTCCACCGTCACCGGCTCCACCGTCCTCGACGTCGTTGAAGGCATCGGCCGGCTCGAAAAAGCCCTCGGGGATTGCTACAACGGTCAAGGCGTACTGCACATCCCGCTGATCCTTGGTGAGCAGTTGTTCCGGGCCGGTGTGGTAAAGGCCGACGGTGCCCAGTTGAAAACGCAGGCCGGCAACCTTGTCGCGCTCGGTGCCGGGTACACCGGGTCCGGGCCGGACGGCACGTTCATCTCCAACGCCGTATGGGTTTATGTGACCGGTCCGGTGTTCGCCTACCGGTCCGGCATTGAGGCGTTCAACTTCCGGGAAACGTTCGACCGCACGAATAACACGGTCAAAACCGTCGCCGAACGTACCTACGTGCTCGGGTTTGACTGCTGCTGCCTGTTCGCCGTCCCAGTTTCTGTCGGTGGCATCGTCACCGGCCAACCCCTGTCCCCGTTCTAGCCCTGGAAGGGGTTGACGATGGTAAACCTTCTCTGCGACAGCCCAGCTCAGGGACTCGTCGTCCGCGTCATCAAATTGGACTCGTGCGGTGTGCCGGTGACGGGGGCGGCGTCGGCGCAGATCGTCATGGACGGCTTCACACAGGTCGCTGTATCACCTCAGTACGACACCGGCGACCGGAAAATCACCCGCAAAGCCAACGGCACCCTGTGCCAAAACTACAAACTGCCCGACCAGTTCACCAACGACGAAGTCACCGTCGACTTCTGCGTCTGGAACCCCGGCCTGATCGTCAACACCATCGGCGCCCGACTACTCACGGGTAGCTTCTCGCCGACGGGGGCCGGGTTTGCGCACGGCACCTGGTCCAACGTCACCCCTGCGCACTGGTCGCTCGAGCTGTGGGGGCCTCCGTCGGCGGACAGTTGCGCCACCGGCGTGCCGCTGTATTCGTACTGGTTCTGGCCGCACCTGGCCGATGCGAAGAAGGGCGACTACACCATCGGCGCTGACCCGACCATGCTGCAAATCATCGCCAACACCTATGACGGATCGGCGTTGTGGACGGCGGGTGCTGCGTGGTTGGCTGCGGCGATTGTGGCGGGGGATCATCAGGGGAAGCTTTTGACACCTGTGGCCCCGCCGGCGTCGACGTGCAATATTCTCGCCTATCCGTGATCTAGGCTTCCGGGGGGAAGTGGGCCGGCGACCGTACCACGGGGGCGGTCGCCGGCCTAATTTTTGAGAGGAGGCCTCAGGTGACCGCGACGATGGGGCCGTGTGCGGCGTGGGATGGCATCTTCTGCTGCACACTCACCCCCGAATCGGCGGCCATCACCGGCCAAGCACTCCTCGCCGCAACCGAAGTCCTGTACCACCTCAGCGGGCAGCGGTTCGGGTTGTGTGAGTTCACGTTCCGGCCGTGCCGGCACGACTGCTACGGCAACTCGTGGCCCTTCGACGGTGGCAGCTGGTGGCAGTGGGGCGGCTACTACCCACGGCCGGTGCTGTTTGACGGGGCCTGGTTCAACCTCACCTGCGGCTCCTGCGCAGGGTCCTGCTCCTGCGGCCCGTTGGAGGAAGCCTGGTTGCCAGGCCCAATCAACACCGTCATCAGTGTGAAGCTGGACGGGCAGACCATGCCCGCCTCCGCCTACCGGGTGGACGACTTCCGGAAACTGGTGCGGGTCGATGGCGGCATGTGGCCCGTCTGCCAAGACCTCTCCGCAGCCGACACCGAGGACAACACCTGGTCCGTCACGCTCACCATCGGGGAGGAAGTGCCGACGATTGGGAAGATGGCCGTCGGTGAACTGGCCTGCGAAATCATCAACTCCTGCTTGGGTCTGACCTGCGTCCTGCCCAAAAACGCCACCTCCGTCAGCCGGCAGGGCATCACCATCGACTTCCCCACCTTCACCGAACTCCTGTCGTCCGGCATGCTCGGGCTGCGGTGGACGGACATGTTCATCGCCACCTACAACCCTCAGAGGTTGAAGGCGGCGCCGATGGTGTTTGACGTGGACGGGTATCTGTACCGGCGCGCGGGCACATGATTGTCAACCTGGCTCTGTCGCCGGCGCCGATCGTCACCGGCATCGGGGCCTGCATCGTCGACGCCCTCGCACAGACCCCGGCCGGTGCGCCCGGCCGGCAGTGTCTGTTGCTGCCGACGTTTCAGATCCCGTGGGACAACTGCGACTGCGACGGGCAGATCGCGTTGGCCATCCAGTCGGTGTACGGGTCGGACAGCTTCCCGGCCCCGTTCGTCAGGGACTGGCACCCCTGCGGCCCGCACTGGCAGGTTGTGCAAGCCATCGTGTCGGTCACCCGGTGTGTGCCGACGATGGACGACCAAGCCATCCCGCCGCCCTGCCCAGAGGAGCTGGCGGCTGCGGTGACGTTGGAGAATGACCGGACCGCGGTCCGGCAGGCGTTGGTGTGCTGCCTGACCGAATTGAAGACAGCCCTGCCTCCGCGGATCGGTCCGTGGGCGGTGCAGCCGTCCATCACGGTCGGCGAGTCCGGCGCCTGCGCCGGGGTGGAGACGGTGTTCCTGTTCAGCCTGCCGTCGCCGTGCCTGTGCGGCTGACATGGCCACCGTCTCGTTCTCCCACCGCCTGGACCTTTCCGCTGTGCGTACGTTGTTGACGTCGCCGCAGGGCGGTGTCATACGCGATCTGCTGCGGCGTGGTTTGTTGGTGGAGACGCAGGCGAAACGGAACCTGGGCGGTATCGGCGGGCCGAAACGCATCGACACCGGACGGCTGAGGGCTTCCATCGCCACCCAGGTGGTTCGCCGTAACGGCGACCCGGCCGTGCTGGTAGGTACCAATGTGAATTACGCCTTGGCGGTGCACGATGGCACTGGGATCTATGGGCCGAAGGGCAGGCCGATCAAACCTCGCCACGGCAAGTTCCTGCGCTTCAAGGCGAAGCCAGGCGGTAAATCCCAGCCGCCGGGGAAGAAGCCCAAGAAAAAGGGCTCCGGAGGGTACGTCTATGCCCGATCGGCGAAGGGCATGCAACGCAACCAGTTCCTGAAGAACGCCCTCACGGCGGCGAGAGGTTGAACACTCATGGACCTAGAGTGGTGGGTATGACCGAACCCCGTGACTTCACCCTGCCGATGGAACCCAAACAGTTCCGCATCGACGCCGACGTGTTCAAAGCCCCCGCCATCATCTCCCCCGTCGCGCTCAAAAAACTGTCCGCCCTCCACGCCGAACTCGGCGACGGCGTTGGAGCCAACATCGACCAGTCGCTCAACCTGATCGCCGACATGTTCGCCATCCTCCTACCCGGCCCATCAGGGGAACGGTTCAAAGAACGGCTCCTGTCCGAAACCGAACCCATCGACCTGCAACGCCAAGCCCTCCCAGCCCTGTACTGGCTGCTGGAGGAGTACGGGGTCCGCCCTACCGAGCCGTCCTCGCCCTCGCCGAATGGGTCGACGGACGGGCAGACGGACACCCCGAACGGTGGCACCTCTTCAACGGATGGTGCCTCAGCAGAAACATCCGCCACCTCGAGCTAGCCACCCCGGACTGGCTGGACCTAATCCACCACTACCTAGCCGAAAGGACCCCACCGGATAAACAAGACCAACTGAACCGGGCGTTGACCGGCGAACTCGATACCTTCATGACGTTGATGAAGAAACCCGACGAGCCGACACCGACCCAACCCGCCTTGCCGCGGCCGCCGCCGTGGTCAACCATCAGAACAGCCGACATAGCCAGAATGGCCCGCACACGCGCTGAGACGCAGTAGGGCTAGACGCCACGGGGGTGGCCTGTTGAGCACACCGATCGACACCGCATCCGTCGCGATCGTCCCCGACTTCTCCGGCTTCGCCCGGGAAGTATCACGGGGCATCGACGCGGCGCTTCGCAGTGTCCTGTCGGATGTGCGGCAAGCCTTCGCACAAGTCGAACGGACAGCGGCCGACGCCGGTCGGGAGGTCGGGCAGGACTTCCAACGCGGCGGCGAAACAGCCGAACGGGCACTGCGGGAAGTGGCCACCACCGCCACCACATCCATGGCCCAAGTTTCGGCCAGCGCCACCACCGCCAGCGCCTCACTGTCCACCAGACTGGCGGGCGCTGCCGCCATAGCTAAGGGCGCCCTACTCGCGCTCGGTGTGGCTGCCGGTGTCGGCTTGGCGGCGATCGTCGGGTTCGGGTTGAAGTCGGCGGCGTCGATCGAACAGGTGCAGATCGGATTCGAAGCGCTCCTCGGATCCGCCCAGGCCGCCAAGTCGTTCATGGAAGAACTTCAATCCTTCGCTGCGTCTACCCCGTTCGAGTTTGCCGGTGTCGCCGACGCGTCCCGCCGGATTTTGGCATTCGGCCAGTCAGTGGGGATCGCCAAAGACGAGGTCATTCCCGTCATCACCACCATCGGCAACCTTGTCTCCGTATTGGGCGGCACGCAGGAGTCTGTGGATGCGGTAGTTCGGGCGTTTGGTCAGATCGCGTCCAAGGGTCGGTTGATGGGCGGCGAAATTCTGCAAATCGCCGAAGCGTTGCCGGGGTTCAACGCCAACCAGGCCATAGCCTCGGCGCTCGGTCTCAGCGTGGCTGATGCGATGGCGGCGCAGGAGGCCGGCACGGTCGATGCGACCACCGCCATCAACGCCCTCCTCGTCGGCATGGCCCAGTTCCCCGGCGCCGCGGGTGCGATGGAGAAACAAGCCCAAACCCTCCTCGGTGTGTTCTCCACATTCAAAGACACCATCTCAATCGCGTTGACGAACGCGTTCCAGCCAGTCATCCCCGAAATCAAAACCGCCCTGGCTGAGCTGACGCCGATCATCGGCGAAGCTGTGGGTGAGCTCGCGCCGTCGTTGGGTGGGGCGTTGTCGGCGATCCTGCCGGTCATCGGTCAACTCATCAAGGCGATCGTCCCGATCCTCACCCCCATCCTCGACGCCCTCGGGCCCGCCCTGGACGCCTTGGGTCCGTCGCTAGTTCCGTTGGGTGAAGCCATCGGACAAATCCTCGTCGCCCTGTCGCCGATCCTGCCGTTGGTGGCCGAATTCGTCGGCGTCCTCGCAATCCTCCTCGTGCCCGTCCTGCAGCTACTGGCGCTGGTGTTGCGGCCATTGACGCCGATCCTTCAGTTCCTGGCCGATTCGGTTGCGCTGGTGGGCGACGAACTGATGAAGATCGACTGGGCTGCGATCGGCGCTGCGATCGGCGGGTTCTTCGTCGACGCGTGGAACAAGATCAAACAGTTCTTCTCGTTCATCGGCAAAGCGTTCTCCGAGTTCCCGGAGAACGTGAAGATCGTTTTCGGGTTGGTGCGTGACCGGATAGTCGAAAAGATCACCGAAGTCATTGCGTTCGTCCAAGCCCTGCCCGGCCGGATCCTGCAAGCCATTGGCGACTTCGGTGCCCTGCTGCTCCAAAAGGGCAAAGACCTGATCATCGGCCTGTGGAACGGCATCTCCGGCATGGGCAGCTGGCTCTGGGGCAAAATCAAAAGCTTCGTTCAGGACAACATCCTCGGCCCGGTGGCGCAGTTCCTGGGCATCTCGTCCCCGTCGACTGTGTTCCGGGATCAGATCGGTAAGCAGATCACCGCCGGCATCGGCGAAGGCATCGGCCTGGGTATACCCAACCTGCAGTCGTTGATCTCACCGATCGTCCCAGCAGCCAACGGCGGTAACTCGACCAGTAGCAGTGTCGTGTTCGGAGCAAACTCCATCAACGTCATGTTCTCCGGTGGGACACCCACTCCGGCGGAAGCTGCCCAGACCGGACGTCAGGTCGGCGCCGGCATCGCCGGCGCGCTGCAACGCCGCAACATCGGCCTCGCGGTAAGGACCACCTGATCATGGGAAATTACAACCCCAGGGCGCCGTACATTCTCGGCGAGGAGTGGGTGCCGATCCGCAACGAACTCGTCACCTTCTCACCCGGCGTCAACACGATCGAACGCGGCCACGGATTCACCCTGGCCACGGCCCGGCAGGTCCGTGACGGCCGTTACTACATCGACACCCTGCCGCCGGAGCCGACCGGCAGTCAGGTGTCTTTGATCGGCGTCTACCCGGCCGGATCCGAAGACCAGACCGGACCGATAAGCAGCGTCATCATCCCCTGCAACAACGGTGCAATCACCGGCACTGGCATGTCACTGTTCGGCTCTGACGCTCCAGCCACCGTAGCCGCTGCTCTGGCATCACCGGTTGACTCAGCCTGGGTCAGGTCCGTCTTCTCCAGCGGTACGCCACAAGACCTGTCCATGTTTTTCGCCGTCAACCAGTATCCGCACCTGGCCGACAAACGGATCCTGAACGTGTCGCTGATTTATGCCGGGGTGGTTTCCGACGGGATCGCGGTCACACCGTTTGTGGCGCCGTTCGTCAACCCGGATCCGTTCAGTCCGTTGACCACGCTCAGTCTGCGCAATGACAGCGCGTCGCAGGTCGTCAACTACTTCCCGGCCACCAGCGCCAACACCGGTTCGTTGGACAAGCTGAGTACGACAATCAACCCGGTCAGCCTCAACGTATTCGACGATCAGGAAGTCGTCGAACTGAACATAGGCGACGTCAACGCGTTCTGGAGTCTGGCCCTCGGCCCGTCCGGAACAACCAACCGGATGCCGTGGCGGTATGTCGACCTGCAACGCCTTGAGGCGTCGGCGGCGAACCGGCTGCACATCCACCTTCGGGTGGTGGTGCCAACCACTGCGAATGGAACCGGTACCGACCTCAGACTCAGCTATGTGGCGTTGCGGGTTACATACTGCGAAGAGAAGCGGGTCATCTACGGCGGGAACAATTCGTCGCCGTACAAGTATTCGGCCAACATAATCCCGATGCGGGACCTGGTCCACAACGCTGATCCCATCCTGCCGGCGGGTCAGTATGTGGTTACGTTGTCGTCGGTCAACCCCGGCGACGTCGACAACGGTCAGGGAACCGCAGCCCCGTTCCCGACACTCAACGCCCTGCGTGAGTTGTATCAGATCCCTCCGCACCCCGGCCTTGACGTCAACATCCCATTTCCGCTGGAGGACCATCTCGGCGAAACATTCTCCAGCACTGTGACGCACATCCTGCCGCAGCTGTCGTTGCACGCCTCGGGTGGGACGTTGACTGAGCCGCACGTGTACGGCAGGCAGGCCGCGGCGCAGGTCTATGGCGTGAACACAGCCACCCAGGACATTTACGACGACATCTCCGGTGTGGCAGCATCATATCCGCAGGTGCGTTTCTACGCCCGCCGGTTCGGCGACACCACCATCCCGCTCACCCTGACCGGGGTGGGGGGCCTGGCCGGCTCAACTGTCTCAATCACCGCCGCTGACTTCGACCTGTTGGCCGAAATTTTGGACGGCTGGAAGGAAGTCACCCTTCGGTTCGCGTCTCCGCCGTCGATGGGTGCCGTGGCTGGCGACCCTGCCTGGACCTGGTCTGCTACGTCGGAGACATCGGGGAACCGGTGGGAGATTATGGGTGCCTGCGCGCCGGCGATCTCCGGCGTCCCCGGGAACCTGTTCAGCCTGGTTCCGGCACCCAACCAGCTCGGCACAGCCACCTACCAGCCGCCGTCAGGTGACACCGTCGAGTTGACGTGGATGCCGCAAGGGGTTGGCTCACCCTATGTGACCGGGGCTACTGCCGATGCGACCTGCGACGCTGTACTCATCTTCTCGCAGGACCCGCCCACCGTCACCGGCGTCGGCCTCACCCAACTGTCCCAAACCGTGACCGGGATCGGGTTGGATTGCGGCAGCCTGCCGTGCTGCATCCCGTCTGGTATCGGCTATCAGCGCATCGCATGGTCCGCCACAAGCCTGCCGTCGACTGGGTTCGGCGCCTACGAGCTGCAGCGGTGGGACCATTTGCAGGCCGACTTCGAAACCATCATGCTCGCCACCAACCCTGCGCTGGTCGGATTCAACGACTACGAAGCCCGCGTCGGCATCAACTCCGTGTATCGGATCCGGACGTTGAATGTGCTCAACTTCGCCGGCGCCTGGTCCGCCCAGGTCACCGGGGCACCCCCCATCCCAGGGGTGACGGGCGGGTGTGACGATCAGACCGGTGCGCTGATATTCACATCCAACGCTGATCAGTCCGGTGGGTCGAATGCGGCGTATGTGATGCAGTGGGAACGCGACCCGGCCGAGGAGTTCAACCTTCCAGAGGCGGGTCAGGTGCAGTTCCAGCCTATGTACGGCAGGGACGGGTCGGTCGCTTTCCACGGCACCGAACGCGGCTTGGAGGCGTTCACCCGGACGGTGCTGTTGCAGGCCGCCGCGATCGACCCCATCCGCCTCGCCGACGCAGCCACCCTGCGGGACTTGGCGTGGGCTGATCTGCCGTATGTATGTGTGCGGGACGAGATCGGGGACCGTTGGTTCGCGAATGTGCGGGTGCCGCAGGTGTCCGTGCGTCACAACCGGACCAAGTACATGGCCCGCATCGAAATCACCGAAACCACCGTCTGCCCGTTTGCGGTGGACCCGTGACCAGCCTGCCGGTGATCGGGCCGGACTGGCCGGGCAACCGTCCACTGGTCACCGATACCAGCAATCTTGATCTCGACCTGGATGAGTGCGTCGGCCAGCGCCAAGCCACGTTCCGGTTCGTGCTGTCCGACGCGGTCAGCGGCGAACAGTTGGGTGAGATTCATCCGATCCGTGAAGCGTCGCTGTCACACGACACCGGCTCCACCACGAAACGCACCCTCAGCCTCAGCCTGGGGAAGGCTGACACGGCGGATGTGAACGCGTTGACCGATCGGGTCGAGCCGTTCATGGTGTTCCCCAACTTGACCAACCCGGACCATTCCAGTGGTGATTGGCCGCTGGGCAAGTATATGTGGGCGGACAATCCGCGGAGGGTGTCGACCGGCGGCCGCCTGGCTCAGCCGCAGTTGACGGACGAAATGTTCCTCGTCGATCAGCAGATCTTGGCCGGTGTCTCCGGCGTCGGCCTCGGTGTCACCGCCGTCCTCTTGGAGGTACTGGAAGGTTTGCCGATCACGTTCAACCTGGAACCGTCGTCGTTCACGTCAGCCGATTCGTGGGGTGTTGGCGCCAGCCGCGGCCAAATCCTGGAAACCCTGTCCGTGGCTGGCGATTGGTGGTCGCCGTGGTTTGACAACAATGGTGTGTTGCGGTTCCGGCGGACCTTCGATCCGGCTGCGGCTGTTGTCGACATCGACTTGGACGCCGGTTTCCGCGTCTTCCAGGACAGCATCATGGAAACGGATGAGCTGCTGACCGCACCCAACACGATTGTTGTCATATCAAACAACGCTAGTGACAGCAGCACGCCCGTCGTTGGTGTCGCAACCGTGCCGGTTAACGCACCCAACTCTGTCCCCAACCGTGGTTTCGCCATCCCCGCCGTATTTGATCTGCAATTGTCCGATGCCACCCAAGCTGCTGCCGTCGCGCAAGGCCTGGCGCAGCGGCAGGGCATTTTCGAAATGGTGCAGTTGTCGACGCCGCCGGATCCGCGTCACGACTCGTACAACGTGATCCGGTGGCAAGGCTCCAACTGGCTGGAGCTCGGTTGGTCGATGCCGCTGGTTGAAGGGGCAGCCATGTCGCATAGTCTGCGTCGGAGCTACCGATGACTGAACCTGGACCGGTCGGTGACGCCGCGGCCACCGCGCAGGCGATCGTCGAAAACGCGCAACGGTTGGGCCTGACGTGGACTTTGCGGTTGGCCACCGTCGTCGACGGCTCCAACGCCGGCGCCATCGTGGCCACCTATGACGGGGACACGATTCCGATCGCCATGACATCCATGATCGGCACACTTAGCGTCGGGCAGCGGGTCTACGTAATTCAGGTGCCGCCGTCAGGGAACTTCATCACAGGGTTCGCGACAGAAAATCAGATCGGCAGAGTCTTTGTAAAACGGGTAGTTCTGTCAGCATCCGCTACAAGTATCACGATTGATGGCATCCCACCGGATATTCTTTCGCTTGACGTTGACTGGACCTTGCGAAGCGACGAAGGGCCGGCGACCTTCAGCGGTGGCTTCTTCATTCTCAATAACATTATTGCGGCGGGATACATCACACGATACTGGACACTGGCCAACGCTAGCGGATCGGCCGGCGTTCACACGCAAACATTCGGCTCCACAAATACAACGATCGGCGCTTACGCCACAGGCACGGCGACAGCAGGTCGCTTTGCTGGAGGTCGAATCAGTTTCCCCGCATGGAACAGCCCTCATGCCGGTTCGGTAAATTGGCTCTTCCGGTCGGGTGTTGAGACTGCGGCTAACGTCGGGAACTTCACCACGGGCGAAGGAACCTTGACTGTCGCTGGACCATACACAAGCATCACGCTGCTTCCAGGGTCGGGAGGAAGTTTCGTAGCGGGTAGCCAGGTCTGTGCTCATGGATTCTTTGCGTCTTAGCGTAGGGGGGTTAGGAAAATGAACCGGGCCGCGATCGTCCTCACCCACAACCGGCCCGAACTGCTGGCAGAGTGTGTGGCGGCGATCGGCCCCCAGGTCGATGTGGTGCTGGTCATCGACAACGCCTCACAACCAGCCGTCACGCTCGAGGTGCTGGCCCCCGGGTTTGATGATCAGCATCGGGTGGTGTTGATGACCGTGCCGGATCAGCCACCCAACCTTGCGCGGCTGTGGAATCTCGGGATCGACGCCCTCACCGAGATCCGCGGCGGCGAGACCGGGCCGTGGTGGATCGGGTTTCTGTGCGACGACGCCATCACACCGCCCGGATGGTTCCAAGCCGTCGTCGACGGAATGACCCAGACTGGTGCCGCCGCCGGCTGCTCCAACCCTTGGGGCAACCAACACCCACCCCAAGTGAAGACCGAGATGGATTCAGACCTCATGGGCCGCCTGGTCGGCTGGGCATTCGTCCTCGACGCATTCCGAGGGCTGCGGGCTGACGAGTCCATGATGTGGTGGTGGCTCGACTCTGATCTTGACATCCAGGCCCGCCACGCTGGGGGGATGGTTATGGTGGGAGGCTTCCCGGTACCGAACCGCCTGCCGAACGACTACACGTGCAGCAAGCCGGAGCTCGGCCAGCAGGCCGGCGACGACGGCCGCACCTTCGAAGCCAAGTGGGGTCGGCGCCCGTGGTAGTCGTCTACGGAACGTGTGTCGGCTCGTGGGACAAACTCCAGGCCAATGTGATCCCCCGCGTGACCGGCCCGCTGCTGGCACTGTCCGGGCAGACGTCGATCTGCGTCGCGTACAACAGCATCCTCGACGCCTACCAGGACCGCAGCCTGGACGCGCTGATACTCCTGCATGACGACCTTGAGATCACCGATCCGGACTGGGAAACGAAACTGGTAGCGCCGTTGACTGATCCGCATGTGCTACTCGTCGGAGTAGCCGGCGGCGACGGCCAGCACGGTTTGGCGTGGTGGAACCACAATCCGGTCGGGCATCAACAAACCGACGTCATGAACATCGACTTCGGTGTCCGCACCGGCGACGTCACACTGTTGGAAGGATCCGTGTTGGTGTTCTCGCCGGCCGCGATCAAAACACTTCGCTTTGATACCCGCTTCCCCGGCTTCCATGGCTACGACGAAATCGGCATGCAAGCCGCCCAAATGGGCCGCGTCGTCGTCGCCGACGTTGATACTCACCATCACAGCAGCATGGGCTTCAAATCAGATGAGAGCCACAGTCAGTGGCTAGAGGCGGACCGGCTGTATCGGGAGAAGTGGGGATTATGAAACGCACCACCTGCTCAGCCTGCGGACACACCGACCTCGACGAGTTTCTCGACCTCGGTATGTCACCCATCGCGGACGCCTACACCGCCACACCGGACGAGGCGTCGCCCACCTATCCGCTGCAGGTTGCGGTGTGCGCCAAGTGCCGGCTGGTGCAACTCCTCGAGGTGGTCGACCACACCATCCTGTTCGGCACCGGCTACAGCTTCTACTCCTCGGCCTCGCCGCCGCTGTCGGCGTATCACGCCCGGTACGCCGCCGACGTCCTCACACGTCACGGCGATTTGGCCGCCCGGGGGGTGGTTGAGGTTGGCTGCAACGACGGTGACATGCTGCGCCACTTCACCGCCGCCGGGCACCGAGCCCTGGGTGTTGACCCTGCGGCCGGTCCGGTTGAGGTCGCTCGTAGCCGCGACCTGGACGTTCGGATCCGGCCGTTCAGCCTCGCCTTCGCGAAAGACCTCCGGGACAGTTTGGGGCCGCGAGGGCTGATCGTCGCCAACCATGTTCTCGCCCATGTCGAAGACGTATTCGACGTCCTCGCCGGCGTCGCCAACCTGCTAGCTGATGATGGTGTGGCCATGGTGGAGGTGCAGTACCTGCCCGACCTGCTGGTCAACAACGCGTTCGACTTGGTGTATCACGAGCACCGCAACTTCTTCTCCCTCACGTCGCTCGAGCAGGCAGCGCTGCGGCACGGTCTGAACATCGTCGACGCTGAGCTGACCGACCGGCAGGGCGGATCCCTCCGCGTCACCATCGCCAAACAGCCCCGGCCGAATGACACGGTGGACCGGCTGCGCACGTCGGAGGCGTGGCTTGACAGCTTCTGCGCCTACGAGGCGATGCAGGGCCGGGCCGAACGGATCCGTGACCGGCTGCGGGATCTGGTCTCAGCTCAACCTGGTATCACTGCGGTCTACGGTGCACCCGCAAAGGCGACTACGCTGCTCAACTTTTGCGAGCTGACCGCCGCGGATCTGTCGTGGTGCGTAGACAGCACCCCCGCGAAACAAGGTCGTCACATCCCGGGAACTGGCATTCCGATCGTCGCTCCGGACTTCATGGGCGCCGCGACCTACGTTCTCGCGGCATGGAACTACACCTCGGACATCATGCAACGCAATCCCCACAAGCAGTGGATCGTGCCGCTCCCCGCTCCGGTCCTCCTATGAAGATCAATTTGGGGTGTGGCGACAGGTATGCCGACGGTTGGCACAATGTGGACTGGGCCGGGTCGCCGCATCGGAAAGACGAAACACTCGACCTGCTGATGCCGCTGCCCTGGACCGGCATCACGCACGCCTACGCCGGGCACATCCTCGAACATTTACGCGTCGGGGACTGTCTAGTCGTACTCCGGCGGCTGCGGGAATGCATGGCCTCAAGCGGCGAGTTGATGGTTGTCGGCCCGGACGTGTTGATCGCCCAAGGCATGGCCGTTGCCGGCACCCTGGATGTCACCATGGATTCACTCACCCAGGGCGGGCATCGTTGGCATGGCGATGAACACCGCTGGCATTGCACTACGTTCGACGTTGAAGAACTCCTCCGTTCGGCCGGCTGGCGTCAGGTGACCCGGGTGGGGATCCCGAATGTGCCCGACATGTGGCCGGTCGCCGACCGGGGCCCACGCTGGCAGTGCGCCGTGTCGGCCCGGCCATGACCCCGTGCGTCGTCATCATCCGCGACCGGGCCGCCTTTACCCGGCTGTCCGTGGCCAGCTTGGAACAGTTCCCCGACCTGGATATTCACCTCGTTGACCACGGCACAACGTACGGGCCGATGCTCGACTATTTCGACGGATCACCGCACCCCGTGCACAGGTTGGGGGACCGTCCGCCGCGGGCGTTGTGGGACTGGGACGGCCTCGCCCGAATAGTCGGGACACGCCGCGAATATGTAGTAACCGACCCCGACCTAACCTTCGACGACAACTGCCCAGCGGACTGGCTCACACAGTTGCGGGAGCACCTGGCATGCAACCCCACCTCAACCGCCAAAGTCGGCATGGGCCTACGGCTGGACGACCTGCCTAACACACCGTTGGCTGAGAAGGTCCGGGCCTGGGAGTGTCTGTTCTGGACCGCCCGCGGCATCGGCCACACCTGGCGCGCACCTGTCGACACCACATTGGCGTTGTATCCCCCTTTGCACGGACAGCCCGCGTTCGTGCTCGCCCCGGCGGTGCGTATGGACGCCCCATACTTGATGCGTCATCTACCGTGGTATGACGACCCGGCGCCGGAGGAAACCGTCTACTACCGGGACCACGCCCTGGAGGGCACATCGCATTGGATCAACGGCGGCTGGTGACAGCCCCGTCGGAAAGGTCGGCCATGACCCGCCCCACAGTTTCGGTGATCATCGCCGCGCACCCGGCCCGCGCCCGCAACGGCATGCTGCAAGCCGCCATCAACTCGGTACTTGAACAGACCCGTCTACCTGATGCGATCCACGTCGCGATGGACAACGATCGGGAAGGCGCCGCCGCGACCCGCCAGCGGGCACTGATGGCCGCGTCGACAGACTTCACCGCCGTGTTGGACAGTGACGACCTACTGCTGCCGAAACACCTTGAGTGGCTGTTGCGCCACCAAGAGGAAACCGGGGCAGATCTTTGCTACGCCTGGTTTAAGGTGCTGCAGCAGTTCGCCGACGGATCCACCCGCATCCTCGAGGGCGACGAAAACGGCGATGGAGTCTTCCCGCTCAGCCACTACCTGAACCCGTTCGATCCGGCTGATCCGATCGAAACCACCATCACAGTCCTCGTCCGTACCGAACTCGCCCAGCAGGTCGGATACAAAGAGCTCGACCGTGGTGAGGCCAACACCGGCGAAGACCGTTACTTCACCCTCGCGTGTCTCGAGGCGGGTGCGAAGATCTCGCATCTGGTGCGCAAGTCGTGGCTATATCGCCACCACCAGCTACCGGGCGGCGTGCCTGGTAACTCCTCAGGCTTCGCCAACCGCGGGGATGCCCGGCTGGGCTGACACAAGGGTGATGCCCCCACGGGGGTCGCAGGGGCATCAGGGGGGAACCCAGGCCGGGGAGGACCTGAACACCACACTGGAATTTTACACGGGGGTGTTCAGGTGGTCGTGTATGTGTACCCGGCGGATGTCTACGGTTGTGGCCACACGAGATTGATCTGGGTTGCCGAGGCTTTGAAGGCGCAGGGTCATGACGTCAGGTTGATGATGCCGGCGATGCGCAACGGCATCGGCGGTGAGATCGACTCACGCACCGGCCGGCTCGTCGGCGCCAACGTCCCGCCGGACGCGGATGTGATCGTCATGCAACGCGTCTCACTCGCCCACCTCTCTAGCGCGATTCCGCTGATCCGGGCCAAAGGCGTCGCAGTGGTGGTCGACATGGACGACGACTTGACCAAAATTGACCCCAGCAATCCTGCGTTTTGGGCGATGCGCACCGACACCGGCGACCGGCGGCATACGTGGCGCAACGCCCACCAAGCCTGCCTACAAGCCACCCTCGTCACCGTGTCCACGCCGGCGCTGCTGCCGGTGTATGCGCCGCACGGCCGCGGTGTGGTGATCGAAAACCGGATCCCCGCCCGCTACCTGAACACACCACACGACGTGTCGAACACGGCGATTGGCTGGGCCGGATCAACCCACTCCCACCCACTCGACCTGCAGGAAGTCGGACCCGCCGTCGCACGGTTACTGCGGGAAGGGCAGACCTACCGGGGTGTCGGTCCGGTTGACGGCCTGCGTGACGCTTTGGGCTTGACGGAGGATCCGCCCGTCACGGGATCGGTTGACCTCATCGACTGGGCTGCTGAGGTGGCGTCGATCGGTGTGGGGTTGGTGCCGTTGGCGGACACCGCGTTTAACGCCGGGAAGTCTTGGCTGAAGGGGCTGGAGATGTCGGCGTGTGGTGTGCCGTGGGTCGCGTCCCCCCGCGCCGAATACACCAAGCTCGCCAAGACGCTGGGGGTCGGTTTGCTGGCGGACCGGCCGAAGGACTGGTACCGGCAGGTCAAACGGTTGTGCACCGACGACGCGTTGCGTGTCGAACAATCGCAGGTGGGTCGGGAAGCAGCCCGGGGGTGGACCATCGAGGGCAACGCGTATCGCTGGCTCGAGGTGTGGGAGAAGGCGCAGGCCATGCAACGCGCTACAACGCCGCGGCCGCTGTTGGCCGTATGATCAATCAAGATCGCCTAACGGGGGGTTGTATGACACAGGTCAACCTTCACGAACCGCAGCACTGTCAGATCCTCATGTACGGAGCCGACGGTGCCCTGATTCGCGCCGGCGAAAGCGAAGACGTATCACCAGAGCAACTAGCCCATATGTCGCTGCACTCCGATGGTGTTGTCTGCGTTCAGATCTCAGTGCTCAACCCGGACGGTGCACCTGAGTGGCTTCCGGTGATACAGCGCTGTGACCCGGGCCTGGACTTCGGCACGGTGGTTGGCAATGGCCCGCTGGGGTGACATTGCCGTTTGGCGCGGTCCGACACCCAACCAGGGCGGCCCGATGCAGGAGCAGCGCGGTCTGATCCTGCACATCATGCAAGGCTCCTACGAGGGCTCCATCTCCTGGGGCAAGAACCCGGCCTCAGGCGTGTCTTTCCACTTCGCCACCGCCAAGGACGGACGCTGCGGCCAACTCGTCGACACAGACGTCACGGCCTGGACGCAGGTCCAGGGCAACAGCCACTGGCTCAGCGTGGAGAACGAGGACTTCAACACCAACCCGCTCTCGCCGCAGCAACTGGAGAACGTGGCCCGGATCTACGCCCGCGGCGTGCAGGTGTACGGCTGGCCGCTGCAATCCACCGACTCGGTCAACGGCCGCGGTTTGGGTTGGCACGGCATGGGCGGGGTTGCTTGGGGAAACCATCCGTTCTGCCCCGGCGAACCCATCAAAGCGCAACGACCAGCGATTCTCGCTAGAGCCGCGCAGATCCTGGGCGGATCAGGTCCAACACCCGAGGAGGAAGACGGCATGCACAGAGTTCGTTCCGGTGCCGGCGATGGATCTATTTATCTGGTTCCCGGCTACGCAGCACCTAGCGGGTTAATGGTCGCGTTCCCTCTGGACGGACCGAAGAACACAACCTATGCGTCGGTACCGCTGTATCAGTTGCCGAGCGGGGTGACCGTTGGCGGGTCGGGCTACTACGACATCAACCCGCAGCCGTGGCAAACCCTCAACGGCGGGGGCGCATCCGGCCCGGTGAACCTGACCGAGGAAGCGTTGGACGCCGTTGAGGACCGGGCGTTCGAAGGCGCACAACGCGCCGAAGACGCATAGGTGCTTCCTGTGGGCCAGACAGTCGCAGGCATCCTCCTCGCCGCAGCCATCCTCGCCGCCCTGGCCGTCATCGGCCGGGCAGTCGCATGGCTGTGGGACGTGCTGCGAAAACTTGGCCGCCTGGCCGACGACCTGACTGGGGAGCCGCCGAGGCCGGGTTTTCCCCAGGGCCGGCCCGGCGTGCTGGACCGGCTCACGGCGATCGAGACGGCGCTCGGAGCGGTGGCCACACTCACGGCACTGGCCGCCATCGAGCTGCGGCTGGCGGCGGTCGAGGCCCAATTGCATCCGGACCGCGGAACGTCGCTACGTGACGCCGTTGACCGGCTCGCCCCACCTGAGGCCGCGGCACTGACATCCATCGAGTAGAGGAGCAGCACCATGAGCCTCATCGAACTATCGGCCCTGGTTGGTGTGTTTCTGCCGACCCTGGTCGCGATCGTGAACCAGCCGCGCTGGCCATCATGGGTGCGTGCTGTTGCAACCGCCGCGGTGTGCATTGTGGCCGGCGGCGTCACCGCCGCAGCCAGCGGAGAGCTGACGGGTAAGCGGTGGTTCGAGGCGGCCGTAGTGGTCTTCGGCGCGGCGTTGGCGACCTACCACGCCTGGTGGAAGCCGTCAGGCATCACGAACGCCATCGAGAAGGCTACGGCGGTTGGCGGATCCGAATGAGCGACCGCTACGCAGGCCGGCACAAGCCGAGTAGACAGACCTCCCGGCTAGCCGCCGGTATCACCGCGGTCCTCGTCGCATTGCTCCTCGTCGCCGGTGCGCTGTCTCTGTCCCACCGGTCCGGGCCGCAGACAGCGCCCGTCGATTTGGTGCTGCCGATCGGCGCGCCGACCGAGCTCGGCCAGTGGTGTGTGGACCACAACACGGCCGCATTCCGGGCCACCCTGACATCGGCCGGGCGGAACCTACTAAAGGGCTGCGTCGAGCTGTGGGGCGTAGGGCTCGTCCCGTCGCCGAGCCCGTCCGGTAGCCCAACGCCGACCCCCAGCGCCACGCAGAGCCCCTCACCGACGCCAAGCCCGAGCGCTACAACACCCTCGCCGTCGTCTTCTGTCTCGCCCACGGCCACTACAGCCCCGCCGACGACACCTCCAGCGACCACACCACCGCCAAGCCCCAGTCCGACGGTGAGCCCAAGCCCGTCGCCGACGATCGGCCCGACCTCACGTACCTGCGCACCGTTCCCGGCCATGCCCGACGCGGCCTGCACCGGGCCGCAGCCGGGGACCGTGTTCAAGTCCTGCCCGAACCTGCTCAGCCCGAACACGGTCTACGACTCATGCCTGTGGCAGAACACCAACGTGCTCGGCGCCAAAGGCGCGGTCGTCCGCAACTCTCGTCTGGTCGGCGGCGTGATGATGCTCGGCTATGACTCCAGCCTGGGCATGGTCATTACGGACACTGAGATCGACGGCACCGGCTACAACGACCCAGCCAGCTACGCCGCCATCGGCCAGAGCGGCTACACCTGCGTGCGGTGCAACATCCATCACACCGGCATGGGCGCGCGGTACGACTTTAACGTGACCATTCGGGACAGTTGGCTGCACGACTTCCGCCAACTCGACCCAGGTGCGCACATGTCGGGCATCGGCTCCAACGGCGGCAGCCACAACGCCATCGAACACAACGTGATCGACTGCCCGATGATGGCCTGCTCCGGCGCGATGGTCGCCTACGGGGACTTCCACCCGGTCAGCGATCTGCTGGCGCGTAACAACCTGTTCAACTCGCCCGGCTCGTTCTGTCTCTACGCCGGGTCGACGCCGAACTCGGGCAAGCCGTACCCGGTGGCGACGGACATGCGCTAGTTCGGCG